CCCATTTAGACGTGATGAGCAAATCCTAGGAAGTTAATAAAATGGTAATTTCATATCCTTTTGGTAAAAAATCTTTTAAAACTGCACCAACAGCAAAAGGCGGTGGTAGGAGTCGCGGCGGATCATGGTCCATTGATCCACCGATTGGTTCACTCCCCGCTGGTTACGCCTATGTCATTGACGATTCCACTCCTCCAAATTACCTCATCGATGATGAAGGTAATTATGTAATTCAGGAAATTTAAACATGGCCGTAGTTCCAGTTATAAATGCAAAAGACTTGTTAAGTAATTTAACGGGGAAAATTGATTTCTTCAGCGGCGATGATTTATCAGCCGCTTTAGCTGCGATGTCGGCTAAGAAAATCCCACTAGTAATTCAAGACCCCCTAGTTTTATCTAGCGGCTTAAATGTTTCTGGTTGGTGTGACATCAGAACTGAAGGTAAAGGAAGTATTGTATTTACTGGAACAGAGGGCGTCAAAGTTACAAACACTTACCAGCAGATTACTACATTCTCCGCAACTTCGTTAGTTAGGTATCCTACATCCACTGGAGCTTATGTATCTACCATAACTGTGGCTAGTAATTCTAATATAGCTGCTAAGGATGTTTTGTACATTAAGGATAGTACAGCCTTCTATGCCAACGATAGCACTGGCAATCCAGTATACGTGGCAGAATACTTTAGAGTATTAAAAGTATCTGGAACCACGATCTATCTAGAAGGTAGAATTAGAGATGCCATGACGAGTGGCACGGTTTATAAAGTAGATCAAAATAAATGCTCTATTAAAGGATCGTTTGCTGGGGATCAGATCACCAAAAGGAACGTTATTCAACTTGATTATTGTGTCGATCCAACTGTTGATGTGGTCATTGACGGAAATTGTCACGTCGGTCTCTTCCTCCGCTCCTGCTATCTTGGTAATTACACCGTTAAGACCAAAAACTTGAAGGACGACCCAAACTCCAATCCACAAAATCTAGGATATGGTGTTGTTGCTTACGGTGCTTGTAAAGGTGGTAGAGTTTTTGTTCACGCCGAAAGTGTTCGTCATGCTTATACTGACGGTATGTGGAACGGTCAAGATCTAAACGCTGGTGTGGCATTAGATATGACTATCTCTGGTGTAGCTGTTTCTTGCACCGCAGCGGCTTGGGATACTCACCCGTATTCTGATGGAGCTAGATTCGAAAACATCCGCGTCATTAATATTCATAATGATGATTTCCAAACCGCTCTTGGTGGCACAGCCTCGGTCCAGATTCGTGGCACTAATGTGACTATCGATGGCCTTGATACGGATGAAAATATTGGTATCACTTACGATGTATATGCCTATAGAGATAGTGAAACTGTGGTGCAGAATGTCCGTCACCGGAACAGAATTTCTGGTGCATTAGCTGGTAGTTATGTTAACGAACTGGTAACTTTCAGATTCTTCTCTAAACAAGGTGCGGGAGCCCATAAGTTCCGAGCATTTAATGTAGATGGCTTCTATATTAAATATGAAACCACTATAGATGATGAGTACATTGGATGCCGTCTAGATTGGGGTAAGACCACAGGCGGATGGCCTTCATCACCTTCTTCAGGAGGATACCATCAATTCCATAACTGTGTAATCACCAATCCAGTAAATATGAGTCTCGGTGCTAATGATGAGTGGCGGATTTACGATTCCACGATTAAGCCTAGCACAGCAAAAAGTTTTAACTGTGCCACCGGCACTAAATTAACCGCTATTAGAGCAACCATCGACTGTCTATTGACGGGCGGTAACGTGCCTAATGCCGCTTTTGCTTATGCCACAGCCGGAGTTACTTCTGTAACCTTAACCTACGCCCATTTATCGGTCTTAGACGGAAGGGCCGAAGGAACCCTAGTAGCTTTTTCTGATCAAACAGGCGGCGGCTTAACTCTGACTAAAAAGAATATCGCTATAACCTAACCTCTATCCTCGCTTATTAAACCGCTTATTTAGTCCAGAATTTTAAATCATTTTTATTAAGTGATTTAAAATTCTGGACTAATCACTTTTTACTTGACTTTTTTTAATAAATGTAGTATTATGCTCAAACACTAAAAGTTAATGGGCCACTCAAGAAGCCCAATTAAAATAATTTGGAGATTTAACTAGTGGCTAACTTTTCTGATAGCAACCGCGCCGGTATTAGACTTATTCAAGAGAATAATCTAACGTGGGGCGTAAGCCCAACATCCGGTAAGACACGTGAAATTCGTATCACGTCCTCATCCCTAGCAGCTGAAAAAGAAACTGTAGTTTCTGACGAACTCCGTTCCGACCGTATGGTTAGTTCGGTCGTTGAAGTTGCTGCCTCAACCACTGGCGATATTAATTACGAATTTAGCGCCGGTTCGCATGACATTCTGATGCAAGCCTTCTTGCTCGGCCTTTGGACCAGACCAATGGAGTTTGATTACTTCAAGGGGACTAACGTTTCATGGGGCACTACGAGTCGCATCGATATTGCTGGTGGCGATTATCGTGATTACTTCGTCGTGGGTCGCCGCCTCAAGACAACTGGTTTTGCTAACCCGCTAAATAACAAATACGTAGAAGTCGCTTCACTTGCTTTCGCCAGCGGTGTTACTCAAGTTACTGTAACAACTGCCACTGCTGTAGTTGAAGCAGGTTCCGCTTATACAAAGGTGCAAGATGCCAACGATGTCGTTATTCTTAATAACACTACTATTCGGTTCGGAACTGGCAGCGCTGCTACAATCGATTCAAATGGTACAAATGCTTTCGCTTCTGCCATCGCAGCTGGAAACCTCGTATCGGGTCAGAACATTTATGTAGATAATGCTTCAGGCCGTGAAACAGGCACATTCGGATTTGCGACTAACGCGGCTGACAACGACACGTTCACGGTATATGACGGCGTTAATTCTGTAATCTTTGAATTAGATAGCGGTACTGGTGTTACTTTCGGTAATCAGAGTGTTACTCTTGGAGGCTCCGGCACTATCACAGCTACCAATCTCGCTGCTGCGATCAACGCGGCTCGCGTAGACGGTAGACTTAAAGTTAAAGCTACTTCGTCAACCACAACCGTAACCGTTACCAACCTTCAGCGTTCCGGTGGAACACTTTCTAAAGTTTCAACGAACGGAACTGTATCTAACTTTGCCGGTGGTATTGCTGGTTCTGGTGGCTTCTTTAAAATCCTCGCCGTAACTGACGACGTTCTCACAGTTTCGCCCGCTCCTGCAACGGATGCAAACGGTTCTACCCTTGCCGTAACGATTAAGGGCTCAATGCTTCGTAACCCTGATGGTACAGGCTCATTGCCGCACCAGCAAATCGTGGCTCAGAGCTTTACCGCTGAAACAGCGTTTAACGACGTGAATCAGTTCTTTGTCCACAACGGTCTCCGTGTCGGTTCATTCTCTATGGATGTTAGCACTGGTGCTATCGTTACAGGAACTTACACGTTCGAAGGTAAAGAAACCAAGCGTCAGATCACTAATACGACTAAGCTTGGCGCTTCACCATTTACCCCACTTCGTACCACTGGTACTGAAGTCATGAACTCAACCACTAACGTTGGTTCAATTGAAAAAGACGGTGTTGAACTCGCTTCAGCGCTTCAGTCAATTTCAATCGAGGGTGATGCTACGCTTCGTCAGCAACCAGCTGTTGGTTCTAAGTTTGCCCGTGGTATCGGTACTGGACGTTTCAACCTAACCGGAACTGTTACGGCTTACTTCGAAAACGGTACGCTCTATGACGACTTCATCAACCACGAAACTACGTCACTAGCTTTTAAATTTACAGACATTGATGGCAATACTTACAAGTATACCCTCCCAGCTGTTAAGTTCTCAAGCGACACGATTGCCCCATCTGGTATCGACCAAGACGTTGTTGAACCCCTTGAATTCATGGCGTTCCGCGACGGCTCAACCGGCACAATGTTCCAGATCGACCGTTGGAGCGATGTTACTAACGTCTCCGTTTAAAAATTTTAATCAAGCAATTGATTAAATGATGGAATGGCGGTGGTTGTCGGGACGCCGCCATTTTATTTCTCACTAACCGTAATCCCGACTTACAAAAAAACAAAAGGTATCCCGATATGAAATTTTCTGAATTTGCTACTGATATTGAATCTGAAGAAGACGGCAAGTGGTTCGAACTTGGCGGCGGCACAAAGATTAAACTGCGCTCGTTCCAGAGCAAGAAGTCTCAAGACGTTCGCGAAGCTCTAGAAGCCCCCTATCTTGCCCTTAAGCGCAGCGGTAAAGGTATTCCGCAGTCCGATCAAGAAACCCTTCTAATTAGGCAGATGGCTCAAGCCATTATTGCTGGCTGGGAAGGCTTTAAGGACGATGACGATAATGACGTTAAGTTCTCTGCCAAAGTTGCGGAAGAAAAATTAGCTACTTATCGTGAATTCCGTAACCTCGTAGCCAAGCTCGTTACAGATGACGACGCGTTCAAGATTCAGGCCAAGGATGACGCGGTAAAAAACTAACACAGCGACTCACTTTCTTCTTAACAAAAACGGTCCATCAGCGCTCCAAAGCGGATCGTGAATGGATCAAAAGACTTAAAGAAGAAAAAGGTGAAGTCGCGGTTGACGAAACACAAGAAGAGGGGCCTCCTTTATTTGAAGATTTAATTTGGGTTTGGGACGGATTTCTAATCCTATCTAATTCAAGACCAGTCGGAATGAACGGGCCTCTCCATATAACTTTCTCTGAAATAAATCATTACTGTAATATTTATGGAATAGAAAGTTACAATAAAAAAGTTGATTTTGCGGATTACGTCAAAACTTTAGATAATCTTTGGATCGAAGATTATTACGAAAAAGAAAAGAAGCGTAAGAAGGCAGAAGAAACGGCCAACAAAAATAAGAAGAAATAATAATGGCAGACACATTTAGCCTCCGCTTCGAAATTGACGCCTCCCGCGCCGAAGCGGGGGCTAAAAAGTTTACCACTGCTATTAATAACGTTACTAAGTCCCTCGACGGTTTAGACGCTAAGGGCGAAGCTGCATTCTCCAAACTTATGGGAGCCAGCACTGGAAACTTTAGTAAACTAGCTAAAGACCTTGGCAAGCTGAATGATGTTAAAATCAATCCAGCTGCGGTTAAAAATATCAATAGCCTTGGCACTGCTTTCAGAAACTTGAAAGCCCCAAGCCCTGCGCTTATTAAAAATATTACAAATTTCGCCACTGTAATCCCGGCCCTGCTAAACAGTTTCAATGTTAGCGGGAACTTTGCCGATTCTGTTAATAAAATTAGCACCGCGTTAAACGGTCTTAAAATCCCAAGCGCTAAGAAGCTTGAGGGTTTGAGAACGTTTGCTGATGGTTTAAAAGCTATCGCTCCTTCGTTAAAAATCGTAGGCAATTTCGGCAACATCGAAAAGCTTGGAACGGCTATGGGAGCTTTCAGAGCCCCATCTGAAAAAGCTGTAGCCAATATGAGAGCATTTTTTAATGCTTTAAATAACAGCGGCGCAAAAGCCTCAATCAGTGGTTCTCTCGTAAGTGGGATTGTTAACCTTAGCTCTGCCATGGGTGGATTAAAAAGCCCAAGCGGCACTGCTGTTAAAAACCTACGCGATCTATTTGCTACACTGGCTACGTTCAAGCCAGTTAGTGGCACATCTTCCATTGCTAATATTACAGCGGCGTTTTCAGGCTTCAAAGGCCCAACTGCGGCTCAGACCAAAAATCTACGCGACTTCGTTACCATGTTAGGGAGTTTGAAAGTTCCTGCTAATGTGGGTCAAATTGCGTCTTATCTTGAAAGAATTGGCCAAGCCGCGACTCGTGCCAACGGCTATCTTCATAATTTTAGAAGCAACTTAAACGGCATTGGTTTTGGTAACGTAAGTCAGGGTGCCCAAGGACTAACAACGAACCTTCGTGGCCTTGAGAATGCCTTCTCTGGCACGTTCCAAGCCGCGTCGGTGTTCCGCACCCTCATCGGCTCAATCACGCTTGGCACTCTGTCTAAAGCCCTTTATGACGCTAACACGAATTTTAATGCGTTCAAGTCTACTCTACTCGCTGTCAATAACGGCGACTTAAAAGCTACTGGCGAAGAAATGCGGTACACCGAAGATATGGCTAATCGCCTTGGCCAGCGTGTGCAGGACATTCAAGAATCCTTCGGTTCATTCTCTATCTCTTCTCGTCTAGCTGGGGTTTCCACGGAACAGACCCGAAGTGTATTCGAAGCAACTATCACTGCTATGACAGTATTGCATCGTAGTTCTGATAGAACAAAACTTGCTCTACTTGCGCTTGAGCAGATGATGTCAAAAGGAACCGTAAGTAGTGAAGAGCTTAGACGCCAGCTAGGAGAGCAACTTCCCGGTGCTGTTAACTTAATGGCACGAGGTCTTAAAGTATCTACTGGTGAACTTCAAGATATGCTTAAGAAAGGCCAAGTATTAGCTGCGGATGCTCTACCTAAGTTTGCTGCTGAAGTTCAAAGAACTTTCGGCGGAAGCTTGCAATCTGCTTTGAAAAACGCAACGGCACAGTTTAACTTACTTCAGAATGCAGTATATGATCTGTTTATCATTATCGGCCAAAGCGGAACGATGGACGCTCTGTCCAAAGCTTTCGAAAGAATTAAGAACGCTATTTCTGCACCAGAATTTCTAACCTTCGCATCTCAGTTTGGTGAGAGAACAGCGAGAGTTATCGAAGGTATGGGAACCGTTTTTGCTGGATTAATTAAAAACATTGATTTAGTAATCGGTGGGCTTAAAGTTTTATTAGCGTTAAACATCGCAAGATTTTTCACGTCATTTGGTGCTATGCTTCTTGGTAACATCGCCAACATGACGGCATGGGGTGGAGCCTTAACAAATCTTAGAATTCTTTTCACTGGCTTAGCTCCTGCCGCCGCTGGTGCAGCCACAGCCGTTGGTTTCTTCGGTAGAGCCGCAGCGGCAGCTAGCCTATTAGCTGGACCTATTGGGCTTGTTGTCACAACGCTTGGTATTCTAGGCGCGGCTTGGTATGCCAGTTCACAAAAGGGACAAGAATTTACGACAGTAGTTGATACGTCAAAAGAATCTTTAGATAGATATCAGGACTCCCTCCAAACTTTAACCATGGCTCAGCTAGTGTTGGAGCAAGAGAAGCTAGCTACAACTTTAAAAGATTTACAAACAAAAATTTCTGAAACCAGAACTGAATATCAATCGTTGCTAACCAACGCACCATCTGGAAGACGTTGGGTAGAAGTTCAGGAATTAGCTGATCAATTGAAAAATGTTAAGGTTTATCTGGATGATACCGGGAAGACCTACGATCAATTTATTAGAGAGTTAGGTGCTAAAAAGTTTGATACAAAGCAAGCTGATCAATTAAGGGATGCTTATCTTCGCGCTCAAAACGCTGTGGCGATGTATGGTAAAGAGAGCGCGTATGCTCAGGAGCAAGTACAACGTCTTAATGCTGTAATGAATGGCACCACAGCGGATTCTTTTGCTGGTGAAATGGCTCAGGCCGGGAACGCGGCGGCTGGTATGGCCGAAGCTGTAGCTAATGCCGCCAATAAAGTGGTAGAAGCTAACGCCAGAATGAACTTATCTAAGGCGCAGACTTTATTAGCTGATGAATTCATTGGCGCGGCAAAGTCGCGGGTTGATGCGTTGAAAGAAATTGCCGATGAAGAAGGTAGCCTATCTGACAAAAGAGAATTAAACGCCGATATCAATAAACGTTACGATTTGACTCTGAAGAATTTGAATTCTTCAGCTAATGAGCTTCTTGGAATTAACGACAAAATGGACACCAAGAAGTCGGCGCAAAATTATGTCGAAAAATTCGGTTCAGATGCTGACGAAACGTCACGAAAACTTTCTAAACTTAAAGAAGATATTTCTGGTGTCAAGAGCTTAACTGATATAACTGATAGTCAGCGTAATAACACTATTAAAGGACTTCAAGATGAATACGATTCTTGGGTAAAATCTCAAGAGAAGAGTAAAGGCGGCGGTGGCGGTAGTGGGGGCGCTCTAGGTAAACTCCTAGACTCTGATGGTAAAGCCACGGTCCAATTCCGTAAAGAGCAAGAGCTTCTTGAAAAAGCTTTATCCAAAGGCAAAATTACACAAGATCAGTATAACGGGGCGATGGAAAACTTGAAGGCCAAGTATGCCGGGACAACGGCTGGGCTTCAAGGATTTAATGCTGAGTTTGAAGCGTTACGCAATGAACTAATGCCTTCAAATTCCGGCCTAACTGACTTTATCAACAAGCAAGCCTTGCTTCAGCAAGCCCTTGACACTGGTAAGATCAAACTTTCGGAATATACCGATCTAATGCTTCGTCTTCGTAAAGCTAATGCTGAAGCCGCATCAGGTGGTTCCGGCAATAACTTTATCGATGGTATTAATAAAGGTCTACTTGACCTAACCAAAACCGGTGAAGATTTCACCACTGATATTGCTGGCGTGGTCTCAAACGCTTTCGGTGGTCTTGAAGATGCTTTAACTGAATGGGTCTCAACCGGCAAACTCGACTTCAAGGCACTTACTGAAAGTATCTTGAGCGATATTTCACGCCTTGTTATTCGTTACATGGTAATTCAGCCCATTATTCAAGCATTGTCTGGCATGATGGGTGGAGGATCAGGTGGAGGTCTTCTTGGCGGACTGTTAGGTGGAGGTAATTCAGGTACAAGTTTCTTCCCATCTGCACCAACTGGTGGATTATATGCTAATGGTGCTGCATTTAATTCTGGAAAAGTGGTTCCTTTTGCTAAAGGGGGCTTGACAAATAGTTCAAATAGTGGTATAGTCGCGTCTCCTACCTATTTTGAAATGTCTGGTAACAAAACCGGCTTAATGGGTGAGGCAGGGCCAGAGGCAATTATGCCACTACGGCGTGGTCCAGATGGTTCTCTTGGCGTTGCAGCAAGCGGTGCGGCTCAAGCCTCAACTAACGTTGTGGTTCAACCAAGAGTTAACGTCAACATTACTGGTGGTTCTGGTAACGCCGAAGTAGAATCCAAACAGAATCCAGATGGTAGCTTGGATATCAATGTATTGTTGGAACAGGTTAAAAGTGCTGTGGCTTCTGATGTTTCTAAGGGCGGAACACCGTTAAACAGAGCTTTTGAAACCAGATACGGTGCAAGTGCCGCCGCAGGTAATAAGAGATAATTGATGGCAGAAATTTGGCCTCCGGCTTTAAATTATGTACTGGATAGAGGGTCATTTTCAATTGACCCTCACAGTGATATTGCGAGAACTGAATTTGACGATGGCCCTCAATTGGTCAGAGTTAGATTCAGTAATCCAACAACGGTATACAACGGCACAATAACTCTAACAAATAATGAATTTATTTTGTTTAGAGGATTTTACATGAACACTTTGAACCAAGGTTCTAAGTGGTTTGAAATGCCGGTTTGGGACGGGGCAAGTTATGCTAGCCACAAAGCTCGTTTTTCTAAAAAATATGAAATAAGAGATGAAGCGTGGGACCAATATACTCTATCAGTTAGTTTAGAAGTCCGCGAATATCCAAGTCTAGATGGTTTTGCACTTTATTTAATCGGGTTATATGGTATTGATTTTGTGCTAAATGAAATGGCTGATCCGCTTCAAAAAATAGTAAATATAGATTATCCAGAAGTTATGGCGAACTTACTTACTATTCAGCTTATTTTCACCGATCCAGATGACTCTAATGATTATATTTTCATTTTTGACGACGTTGATGATAATGAGTATATAGCAATAGCTAGTTAAAAATTATGGTAAGTTAATTAAATGGCAGATTCCGACGACATTTGGGAGCAGGCTCTTCAAGAGGCATATGCATCGGCCCCGGTAGAAGAAATCATTCTGTATACCCTAGAACTACGCCACCCTTCGTTTATTAATGAGGATGACGTAGTCAGCCCTATTAGACTGGTAAAAGATTATGGCGTTCTCTTGGAAGAGGGTGATCCAGACGTTTATGGCTGGAACCTATTTCTTGAAAATGATGCACCGGCTAACGCGGGAGAAGAAGTCAGATTTTATTCCCTTATGTTTGACTTCGAACTTCCGGCCCAGCAAGAAGGCGCGTTGCCCACAATCGAAATTACTATCGATAACGTTACGAGAGAATTATCACAATATCTAGACGAAGCCGTTAAATTAGATAGTCCTATTGAATTAACTTATCGTGAGTACCTCCTAAGCAATAAAGAAGAACCTCAATTTGTCTTGAACGGGATGACAATTCAATCAGTAAAATCCACAGTTTTTCAAGTCACTATTTCAGCCAGCTTTGCCGATTTAATTAATAGAAACTTTCCCGGAAAAATTTATCGCCCTGAAGAATTTAGAGGCTTGATTTAATGGATGAGATTGAAATTATTAATGATGTAATCGGCAAGCGTTACGAATTGGGATCGATGGGGCCTGATACTTTTGATTGCTGGGGCTTGGTCAGATACATCCAGTTAAACGTCTTTCAACGTGAATTGAAAGTCCTTGAAACTAAAGAATTAACGAATATTAAGGATTTGATTAAATTTATTAAAGATCATCCAGAACATAAAAATTGGACCGCCGTAGATATCCCTGAACATGGTTCTGTGGTTGAGATGGCTAATTTGATCCATCCCAATCATGTAGGCGTTTATCTAGATATTGATGGAGGTGGCGTGCTGCATTGTGGCATGAACGGCGTAATGTTCGATACAGTTTTTAATCTAAAAGCTTCTGGCTGGCGTAAGTTTAAATTTTACAGATATAATCATGACAGTTGAATATAATTCACTATTAGGAAAAATTAAAGGCACTGAATATTCATGTGGCGATAGCTACTTAGATATCGCAGATCGTCTCGGCGTGGCTTATAAAAGTGAGCCAATTATTTGTGTCAGAAACGGGACTCCGGTCCTTAGAAAAGATTGGGGCAAGCCTGTAGGCATTGCGACCGACACTATTCAATTTATTATTGTCCCACGCGGGGATGTGTTCAAGAACATTTTTAAAATTCTAGCTCTTATTGCGTTGACCGTTGTTGCTCCGTACATCAGCGGAACACTGTTAGGATTAACCGGATTCGCCGCTACTCTAGCCAACGCTGCTATTGTCATTGGTGGAACGTTCTTGATCAACGCTCTACTTGGCCCAACAGTACCTAATCTCCAAAGCCAGTCATCTCAGCAAGCCAGTCCAACTTACTCGCTAGAATCTCAGGGAAATAGGGCCCGCCTGCTTAATCCTATTCCTCGACTATATGGAACACATAAACTATTCCCTGACTTTGCGTCACAGCCTTATCAAGGCTTCGAAAACAATGAACAATATCTTTATCAATTATTTTGTTTAGGTGTTGGTCAGTATCAAGTTGATAAAATCAATATTGCCGATACCGAGCTATGGGACAGAACCAGCGGATTAAGCCCGACTTTTCAAGACGTTGAACTTGAAATAATTCCACCGGGAGGAACGATAACTTTGTTCCCTTCAAATGTCAATACGTCTGTTGAAGTTTCGGGACAAGAACTTAAGAATTATCGCTTTACCGATACTACTACGTTCTCTGGAAATAGAGCTACGTTTAGTGATCCACATCCTGAAATTGAATTTTTAGCTCCCGGCGATCTTGTGATTATTACTGGAAGCGGGGCTAATAATGGAACGTTCGTTATCACCGATAAAGATACTTCGGGAGAATTGACTTGGCTAGAATTTGGGACAACATTCACTTCAGGTACTTTGGCTTCTAAAACGTTTGCTCTGGATGATTGGATCGGTCCTTTCGTTGCAAATCCAAACAACCAAGCCACAGATAAACTTCAAGTAGATGTTGTGTTGTCGCGTGGTCTCTATTACGCCAATGATAGTGGTGGATTAAGTACAGCCACTTTAACTTATACTTGTCAGGTTAGAGAAATTGATAATCTAGGTGATCCTATTGGAGCTTGGTCCACCGCGTTTACTCAAACCTTGATTAAACAAACTACCACGGCTCAGCGCATTACTAAAACAATTAACGTCACAAGAGGACGTTATGAAGTCAGGATGCGAAGAACTACGGAAAAGCTGACCGATAGCCGGTACGGGAACGATATTGCGTGGCAGTCCCTTAGAGCTTTCATACCAGACGATAATATTTATCCAGAAGTAACACTTCTGGCGATGAAGATTCGCGCCTCGAATCAGTTAAGCAGCCAGAGTTCGACGCAGATCAATACTATTCAAAGAGGGAAGATTCCTGTTTGGAACGGAACTACTTGGTCCGCGCCTCAAAATACCAGCAATCCGGCGTGGATCGCGGCAGACATGTTGCGGAACACGGTATACGGCGCTAGTTTACCAGATAGCAGAATTGATCTAGACAAGTTGCTTGAGCTTTCAGCGGTGTATGACGGACGCGGTGATTCGTTTAACGGGGTATTTGATACAGCCAAAACTTTTTGGGAAGCTTTAGCTTCGGTTCTATCGGTGGTTAGAAGTCAACCAATTCTAGTTGCTGGTATGATTACATTTATGCGTGATCAGCCCCGCGCCTTGGCCAAAACTGTTATCACGCCACAAAGCATCTTGAAAAACACTTTTGAAACTACTCACATCATTAAAGGTGAAGATAGTGCCGATGACGTTATTGTAGAATTTATGGATTCTACAACGTGGGAACAGAGTGAGGTTCAATGTACGCTCCCCGGTTCCACGTCTACGAAACCGGCGCGTATCGAGATGTTTGGAATAACGAATAGATCGCAGGCTTGGCGAGAAGGGATGTATTATGCCGCAGCCAATTCCTACAGACGTGTTCTAGCAAGTGCCACTACCGAAGCGGATGGTCGTTTGCTGTTGAAAGGCGATCCAGTCATCGTTAGCCATGATCTTCTTCAATGGTCTCAGAATGGTTTTATTAATGAGTACATCAGTGCCGAAACCACGTTGATCTGTGACAGAACCATTAGTTTTGCAACTTCTGGAACAAATTACGTCTCTTTGAGAAGAAAAGATGGAAAAGAATTTGGTCCTATCACTGCCCTCTCTAACGGTTATTCTAATGAAATAAAATTAGAGGCAGGATCACTCGCTGCATTGGAAATAGCAGAAGGAATGACCATTGGTCAAGTCCTATCTATTGATGATGAAGCGAAAAGAACTACTTTTGTTCTATATGATAGTTCTAAATATAAAAAGAAATTTTTAGTCGTCAGCACTTCTAACAAAGGCATGGATAGAACTGACATTTCGTTGGTCATTGATGACGATAGAGTTTATGACGCTGATACTGGAACTCCTCCCGATGGTGTGAATTATTTGGGACCGGGAGTTGTTCCAAACGGACCAGTCGTTACCGGCGTTATTGTAAATCAGAATCCATTAAGCGGGGCTGATCCAGTCCTACTCGATGTTTCATGGAACGCCGCGTCTGGTGCTACGAATTACATTGTCCAAATCTCATCTGACGGTGTGACTTGGGAACAGTTATATAGTGGTACAACGGCTGAGACGCAAATAACTGCCAACGCGGGCGATCTTTATCTCAGAGTAGCAGCTGTTGGAACTGTGTTAGGTCCGTGGGCTTATATGAGCCCAAGTCCAAGCAACTTCGGAACACCGAGCCTGACGCCGGGAATTGTAAGTAATTTAAATGTTTCAGCTGATATCACCGCTGGGACTTTGGAAGTTTCATACACCGCCGCGCCTAGAGCTAATGAATACCTGATTGAAGTTTATTCTGAATCGTCCGTAGGTAGTGGGAATTTTAATGTTCTTGAGCTTACAAAAACAAGTAGTGGAACTTTCGTTTCTTTCAATAGTTCAGAAGTACTGGCTGCTGGTGGACCATGGGAAAGAATCCAAGTGAATGTGACAGCCTCAAACGATTATGGCTCAGGTAATGTCGTAAGTGAACAAGTACTGGATATTACGTTAGGTCCGGTTACAGGATTGTCATTGACTGATCCTTACCATGGCGTAGAAGCTAACATTCAGTGGAACGCAGTTTCTGGCGCGTCTGGATACAGAATTAAAATCTATAACGAAGGCTTGGTCTTGGTCCGAGAAACTTTAGTTACCACAAATAATTACAATTACTCTAATTCAAGATTAACTGCTGACGGTGGTCCTTGGCGTAATTTCTCAGCCCAAGTTCGCGCCGAGTCTTCATCACTTGCTGGATCGTATACCACTCTAAATATATCTGATGTAGCGCCAGCTGTGCCAGCTAACATTGTCTCCACTTCACCAAGTGCGGGCCAATTGAATATCTCATGGAACGCAGTTGCAGAAGCTGATGTTACTAAGTATCAAGCATTCGTAAGCACGACAAACGGCTTTACTCCGGGTGTAGGTAATAGAGTACTTGATGCCAACGCACTAAGTGTTTCACTCACAGGGCTTTCATCCGGCACGACATATTATTACAGAGTTAGAACAATCGATAGCTATGCCGGTGGCGATGGTTATCTTACATCTTCACAATTTAGTAGAACGGTAACTTAACATGACAAAATTTTATGTAGGGAAAATTAATAAACTTACACCTAGCGATTTTTCAAGGATCGCTAAGGCATACGATATCCCTGAATCGCGCCTGAGAGCCGTGGCAGAAGTAGAAGCGCGTGGTTCCGGCTACGATAGCACGGGCAGACTAATCGCGCTGTACGAATGTCATATCGCATATCGCTATACCAAAGGCGCGACACGGGATAAGCTCGTTAAGGCTGGGATTGCTTATCCGAAATGGAAACGTGATTATCCTAAAACTTCATACGATAGAATTGACCTATGTTCTTCCATCGCTGGTGAAGAAGTCGCAGCAATGTCAACCTCGTGGGGCCTTGGTCAATGCATGGGTTTCAATCACTCCATGCTAGGATTTTCTGATGCCTTGGCAATGGTTAAGTGGCTCGCCATTTCCGAAGCTAATCAGCTTGAAGGGATTATTAAATTCGCTAAAGCCAAAGGTATTCTTCAGGCCCTTAAGGATGGTAAGTGGCGCGTCTTTGCTCAAGGCTATAACGGTGATGGCTATGAAGCGAATAACTATCACACTAAGCTTGAAACGGCTGATCGTAAGTGGAGAGCCAAACTAAATGACTCAAAGTTTACGCCAGTATCTTACACCAATCCAACTCTTGATATTGGGACTAAAGGTGCTGACGTTGTTGCGGTCCAAACCGCGCTACAAACAGCTGGTTATGATGTTGAGGCTGATGGGGATTTTGGTGGACATACCGAAGAAGTTATTAAGCAGTTCCAAGAAGAAAATGGTTTGCACGTCGATGGCCAAGCCGGTCCTCTAACTAAACAGAAGTTGGCTGAAAAGGTTGATGAAAACGGTGGCGATCCTTCTGGAGTTTTAGGCGTCCCGCCTGAAATCAAACAGGGTTTCTTCAGTCGTTTTGGTTACTGGATGTCTTCACTCCCATTCGCTGGGGGAATGGCATGGTTTTCGGATTGGAGAATTCTACTTGGACTTTTCGTTGGCCTATTGATCATTGCCGCTCTTGGTATTTTTGCTCAAGATAAAATCATTTCGGCTTACAAGAATTACCGGAAAGCGTTTGAGGAATAATAATGTTTGACAAACTCGCAATTTATGTTATTATAGGGCTCCTAGTTGCAGGAGCCTTTGGTACTATGTATACCAAAAACCAAGTCCTAAAAAACGAGGTTTTGAAAATAAGCATTGAGAGAGATAATCTCAAATCTGCTTATAAGGTTAAAGAATTAGAGTTTCAAAACTCTAAAGAAACACAAAAAACTCTACAAAACCTTTTAGCGAAAGAAAAAGAAGCCTCACAAAGATTAGAGGACGAATTAGGGATAATTAGAAATGAACCTGAAACTGATAATGGGGACGTGTCTCCTCTCCTCCGTCGCGGTATTAGCAGGCTGCACGACGGTAACAAAGTATGAACCACTGATTTACACCGTTGAAGTACCTGAAGCTTTACGTAGCTGTGCTGATCTTCCTAACCGTCCTAGCGGGACATATACTCAGCGTGAAGTTGCGAATTTTATTGCTCGCCTCGATAGTGCTAGGAAAGATTGTAAGACAAAGCTTGAAGAACTTATTGGACTTATCGATAACCAAAATAAAAACGCTCTGGCGGCACGGGAAGCAAAGAAATGAGTAGAGAAACGTTACGGTACAAGTTCTAAACAAGGAATTAGAAGTTAAAAATAACCCCGCCACTTGGCGGGGTTATTTTGTACCAAGAATGATTATCTTGACTTTTAAAATAAATATGGTATACTTAGCGCTATTCAAAATTTTTAAATTTAAGAGATAGTTATGCCTGTTACTTATCCATTCGGAAAGCTGAAAAGTATTTCCAAGAATTCACCATCACGATCATTAAAGAAACGCTCTCCCGTTGGGCCGATGAGAATTATCACTACGCATACCATTATACGTGATGGACGCGTTATGCACGACAATTTACGGATGATCGACAATGGTTAATTATATTGGAACTGATGAAACTTGGGGCACTATCCGAGCTAAACTAAATGCCATTTATGGCGGAGGTGTCATTGATTTAAGCATTAGTGGAAATCGCTACGGCGTTTTACAAGAAGGGTTGGCAGGCGATCCCGACATAAACGCAGCAGTTTTTCAGAGCGCCCTTGACGACGCTGCTTCCCTTGCAAGTACAATGAAGTCTGTAAGACTTCCACCGGGACGTTATATCACCAGCAGAATTGTTGTGCCAGAAGGCGTAACTCTATTCAGTATGGGCCACATTGAAACAACTTCAAAAGCTGTTACGAGGCTGATTCAGTCTCCTAGTGGTGGCGACGTGATTCGAGTCACTGGTCATATCGATCCTGCCAATGGGCGTAGATTCTTCTATGGGAATATTTTTGGATTTTCAATTTTCGGATATAAAACGGTTGATGCAGGAGCGAGCGTCACAACGGGCCGTGGTATTGCTTTTTACGATGCCGATGGAAACACAGTTTGTCCTCAAGATACTACCTATATTCATGACATGACGATCAGAGGAATGCCTGAAGAAGGACTACTGTTCCCCGATGGAGGTATTCCGGTAAAGCTTGCACGTATCAAGACTTGGTATAATGGTGCGGCTGGGCTTCGTATCCTTGGCGGCTCAAGCGCTCATCAATCAATTGATCTGGATAATATCACCGGAGATCGTAACATCGGCGGCTTGATCGTACTGGAAAATCTGGACGCCAAAGGCAATGTTGTTATCAGAAATTTTAAAAGTGAAATGGCTATCAACACTCTTTATGGTAACGTTGATGCTCAGTTAAATGCGATAGTGATTAAAAATCCATCTTCTGGCTCAGTGATTACGGTTCTTGGTGGTACGCACGTGTCTGCCATTCCAGATGGACTATACTTTAAAAAGCCGGGAGATATTATAAAGCTAGAAGGCGGCAGCACCCCACATATTGATTGGGTCGGATTGCAGGCACGCATATCGACAGTTAATGACACCGGAACAGACCCTAATGTTATCTCTGATGGTGTCAATGTCTCTGTTCCATACACCGTAAAAAGTGGCTGCTTATCAAATGCTCCGCTTGCATTTCGCTCCAACAATGGGTCTAAGAAGGTAACACTTGGCAACATCAACTCAGTGATTGGCGCGAGTGGACTTGACAATGGCCTTCAAATCGCGGGATCGAATCCCTTCAGCGGTTATTACGAAAGTGATGCTAGCGCTGATGATCGACGTTGGCTTGAGTATGTTAATGGCGCAGCATTGATACGAGCCACAGAAAACAATGCCGGAACGCAAGTACCTTATTGGGTTGAGCGTAGAAGCAGCAACGCCGTGACGCAGATTGAATCAGTGCCTCCTATTCTGCATAAAGCATTAACCAAAACGGCCTTACTTGCTTTATCACCAGCTACTTACTCCGGTTATTTCACAAAGATTTCAAATCCAGCTGGTGGTAAAGGATACGGTGTACACTCTAGTGGGTCGGCGTGGCTCTATGATAGCGACGATAGTGCTGTAGTTTGATAATTAAAAAGCCGCTCTCAGAGCGGCTTTTCTTTTACTTGTTACCGATTACGTCGGCGGTGTATTTGATTAGCTCCTCATACCCACCAATTAGTTTCCCATTTTTAAAGATTCGAGGAAAGGTTCGATGACCTTCCCGTTTAAATCTATGCTGTTCCTCTTCCGTAACTACTTTTTCAATGTTCACAGGAACGCTCAAAAGATTAAAAAACGAAAGAGCCTTTTCGCAATAGCCGCACCCGTCGCGGCTAATCATGTGGTACGTGTTTTTAAATTCTTGTTCTTCAAATAGATCGTCTGACATTTTAAATTCCTTTAGGCTTCGCAGCTTACGCAAGCAACTAGATTTCTGTTTAATTCTGCAACGGGAGATGTTGAACGCTGATAGTAAAGGGATTTTAGACCCATGTCGTGAGCCGCAAGAACTAATGCGTTCACATCTTTTACAGGCATTTTTGGATGAATCATGAGATTGATTGATTGACCCTGATCGATGTAGACTTGTCTTTCTGCGGCTTGTACAATGATCTCATATTGAGAAATCTCACCAAATGTCTTGAACACGTTTTTATCATGCTCTGAGAGGAAGTCTAGATGTTGAACCGAACCCTCTTGCATCAGGATTGAGGTCCAAACTTCTTCAGTATCTCTTCCTAATTCAACGAGCCTCTTCTTAAGATAAGGATTTCGATACGTGAATTTGCCTTTAGCGAGCACCTTAACATAATAATTTGATTGTTCTGGCTCAACCGAAGGTGATACTTGACCAAGGATAAACGAACTAGAAGTTGTAGGAGCAATGGCTTGGCGAACTGTGTTGCGTAAACCGCGACCTATTAGGTATTCAGGCTCACCTAGTACAATAGCCATTTCTTTCGAGGCGATAAGAGATTGTTCATCGATAAACTGCTGAATTTCAACGTTATATTTTCTAGCTTCCATAGATTCGAAAGCAATATTTTTAGACTGAAGGAAGGAGTGCCAACCTAATCGCCCAAGACCCAACGCCCTGTGGCGGATCGCAAAATTGTAAGCTGCGTCCATATGGGGACGGCCCCTGACCTTCTCAATGTACTCTGACATAACACCGTCTAGGAACCATGTCATATCTTGAACGAATAGAGGATCATTTTTCCATTCATTAAAATGTAGATCATTAAGGCTGAGGAGGTCGCACACGAAAGATTCATCTTCACTTGAAGGCTCCATGATTTCGGTACAAAGATTTGAGGCCCAAATCGTCATGTCCAAATCTTTATAGACTTGTGGCTTACCGTTATTAGCATTATCATGGAAAAATAGGTAGGGAATGCCAGTTTCGGCACGATTCTTAAGAACCTTGGCCCATGTCTTGCGCTTGGCCTTATCACCGGCACGCATCTCGGAAAGCCATGACGTAGAAACACTTACACCATAAAACAGGTTTTGGATCGAACTTCCTTCGTGCCGGAACTCCAAAACTTCTTCAATGTCTTTATGATCGATTGGCCAATAGAAGGCACCAGAGCCGCGACGAACCTTGTTCTGCGAAATGAGATCGATAGTACTCTCAAACGCGTAAGCCAAGTGAGCCGAACCATCTGAAGTACCACCAGTTCTAATTGGTTCACCTCTACCACGAATCGCACCCATAAAGCCAGAGACACCAGCACCATACTTGGTCATCATGGCAATTTCAGAGACTTTACTATACAACTTAGCTGTGTCATCTGGTATAAAAGACCCGTTACAGGAGATGGGTAGATTTTCTCCAAAACCAAAATTTGACCAAATAGGTGATGAGAGGGAACACCAACCATTTAAAATGTAACGTTCAACACGAGCCGCCAAGCCTTTACGACCGGTCCAACGTTCTGAGGCTTCTGCTATAACCTTGATTCGATCTTCCGCTGATTGTCCCGGCGCGAGATAATCACGGGATAGGAATGTGCGTGCGTCGGCATTTAACCAATATGCTGTAGTCATTTTTGTTCTCTTTTATTTTTGTTCTTATTTGATGAGGATAGATGAATTAATCATCGAAAAGGTCGTCTTCGTTATATGTTTTGTCGTTTTTAGAATAATAGACCGGCTTATTCACGAAAAAATCTTGGTTATTATAGCCATACTGTTCTTCGCGAGTCCAATTAGTAAGCTTAATAATTTCTTTATCCACCTCAAATGGAGATTCAAAACCAATGGCTAACAGGGATTCATTCATTCTATCTTTAATATATTCTTTCAGAATATCAGCACTTAGGTTGTCATGACTGTAATCGCCAATCATCCAATCAATCAATTTACTTTCGGCTTTGAAAGCTTCTTGGATTTCCTGCGTGATTTTAGTGATTAGTTCTTCATCAAACATCTCTGGATACTCTTGACGAAGTGTGTTGATAATAGTTATACCAACCTTACTATGACTATCTTCCTCAAGGCGCGTGTAAGCCACTTGCTGGGCCGTATCTTTGAGGAGATTTTTGAATCTATTGAACCATAAAATGGTATAGAATTGACTAAATAGTGAAACGTTTTCAACAAAAAGTGTAAAGAGAATAATAGAATAGATATATTGCTTGCGATTATTACTATAAACTTTTTTATTATGCTTGCGCAGATACTCTACGCGACCCTTAACCACGGGCTCCTTTAAATTCTCTTCAAAGACGTGGCCCATTTGCAATACATCTAGTAGCTTTTCGTAGGCAAGATTATGGACTACCTCAGAATTAGCCATGGTGTAACCAAGATCGGAAATGGAAGGATGCGGGAGATTGTCACCAAGCTTGGCCCAAAATGTCTTTACCGCGATCTCTACTTGACCGATACAAGACAAAGTTCTTGCCACAATTTGACGTTCTTGATCCGTCATTTCAGTTTTATATTGACCGTAATCTGCTTTGAAATTGAACTCATTAGGAGTCCATTGTGTTGACCAAAAAGCGTGAATAAAATCTTTTGCCCACGGATAGTTGTCTGGCTTTCTCGAAATCTGTTCGTCAAAAAGACCCATAATTATTCTCTTATTTTTGTTAAAGTTTCACCGCCACTAGAATCCATTTTACCTGATCCCAGCGTTACTCTTTCGAATTTATTTAGCCATTTTGAATTGACTGAAAGACTACAATACTAACACAAAAGTTTTAAAAAGTCAAGTTATTTTCTAGCTAGTCCAAAAGAAATAACTTAGCTTCTTGCAAAAGTCTTTCACAGGAAACAGGGACGCCATCGAGCAAATAACCGACACCCCTTCTTTCCGTCATACGTCGCCCTAGAATGAGTTGGCAGCGTTCCATGAGCGGCAAGCCGTCATAATTCTTTGGGCGCTTCTGTGCCTTTGGCTTCTCAATCCTAGGTGTCTTGGTATCTCTCTTTTCCATCTGATATTTTTTAAAAAGATCAACAATATCTCGTGGCTTCATGTAAAATTTTTCTTCATTTTCTTCCATAACAAGTTTCTCCCATAAAAAGACCCGCCATTCGCGGCGGGCCAGTATAGTTAACCAAATGGCTAAGTATTAATAATTCTTACCACCGTGCTTATAACCCCTTGCCTTATTCACGGCCAGCTTCTTCTCAATAATTTCAATGAACGGGATATTGTTATCATTGACATATTCTACAATTTCTTCTAGAATAATGAATGAAAAGTCATTAAACTCGGTGCCATACCATTGAGAAATAAGGAGATGAATTTCAGCCGCAAATTCTGAGAAGTCGGTATAATCGATATCAATCTCATTACGGAGATCGATATCAACGTCATAGCGGTTCTTATTCGCCCCGTTCCAGTCAAGGATACGGATAACAACGTCGGCTAGTTCAACGTCTCGACCCAAGTATTCAGGAAGCTTGTCGTCATTCAAATCTTTACGATCAGCTTCAAGAGCCTCACTTACTTCAGAGTGAACCAAGGCAATGTGTTGAGCAAACGAGCGATTTTCTACACCCATGTCCCAAAAGCCGTTGGCTTTATTAATTTCAAAGATTTCGTCTTGATAAGAGAGAAGATCAGTTACAAGAAGTTCATTGATTTTAAGTTCAGTCATTATTATTTTATCTTCCTAATAAATTTATTCGCCACAGCAAGAGCAAACTGAATCTAAAGATTCGATAGCGGCTGGAATGAAATCTTCCACAATTCCACGATCCAAAAGATACTTTACTGATTCCCCAAGAAGGATGGCCATTGAGAAAGACTCTCCATCATAATCTTCTGGTTTATAGTGGTACTCAGCATCGAATTCGTCTTCTGGATCATCGGTGAAAACAATAGTTACCTTGGCCATTTATTCGCTTTCTGTTTCGCTATCGGTCAAGCTGTTTAAATCAGCAATAACTTCATCTACATAATCATTAATTTTGCCGGTCTTAAAAAGATAATGAACAAGGTAGCCATAAAGTCCCGCATTTGTCACCGGACCATCTGGATCACTATCCTCAAGGTCATAACTAACATTGGTATTAACGAGTTCGGTGCCTTCAACGTCGGAAACTACAATAGTTGCAATAGTCATTTATTTGTTTCGCTTTCTAAGTTTTTGAGATGTTTTCTAATATAACGCATGAACAGCATTGCCTTATCTTCATTCAAAAATGTAGCTGTTCCTACATCTTCAATTGGTACGGGGAAGATAAAACCTGTTTCAGTTTCGTACCAAAGTTCGTTAGCTCTGAAGTATTTAAAACGGACCAATTTACCGCTAGATACCATTTCTTTAATGTCAGTCATACTTTTGGCTTCTCACAACGTACCGCTTCAAATCCGTCATCAGCGGTATAGATTTCAAAATCGCTGAAAATCACAGGAGCACGTTGCTTAAGGATTTGAGTCATAACAACGGCTAAGGCCCTGATTTCTAGATCAGCACCTTCCCCGCCACGAAGGGCACAGACATGCCTAGCGGCCCGCATATTCATAGTCCAAGTGAGACGGGTTTCAGCCGCGTTGGGAAGGACGGAACGGGCCGCTTCAAGGATACGCTTCTTACGCATCGTGGATAGTTTGAGACCCAATTCATTATCTTCAGTTGTTGTTTCGGTTTCCATCAATTGAATTAAGGCTCGATAATAATCTAAACTCTCTAAACAACTGGCTTCAAACGTATCATAAGCCGTGGCATTTGTCAAGCTTTTAATTAGTGGAGGAACGACAAAATTCACTTGATCAGCACTTACATAACGCTGAGATTCTTGACTAGGCGCGGCTCCTGCCCTATGACGAATCAGTTCATGCGTCAGTGATCGACTAACGCCTGAGATGGCGAATGAAATGCTGGCGTGCTCTAACACCGAGCCATGTTCCATCTCAATGATATTGGCGATATACGCGTCCCGTTCGCGGCCCTTGGCAAAGGAACGGTAGCAGTGACGGCCCGCAAATTCAGGAAGAGCATCTAATGAAACATCAGCCTCTTTGTGAACCAAATCGGTCCATAGAATGCCAAGTGGCGTGCCCTGATCACTCATGACTTCTAACAGATCGTGCTCATCGGCCCAAGCCTCAAGACCTTCAGGATTCATAATGGTTTCTGCCACGACATGAACCGAAGGTTCAAAAATAAACTTATTTCCCACTTTCAAAATGTTCCTTTACAATGTTTCTAACTTTAACTTGGAGAGCGTTTATAGTGTTGTTTACAACTTCATAATCAGCGGTTAGCTTCATCATGTTGGCTTCAGATTCGTGATCATCGACATTAGCGAAGCTGGGACGAAAGACTCTGATGATAATCCCACCTTTGGTACGAATCGCATCAACTTCGTCTGGAAACCTAACATCGCTTACTGTAATCTTGTCGAACATCTGGATTCTTCTGGTCCAAGCATTGATCCAGAAATCAGAGCCAATCATATTTCGTCCCCATTCCGTCCCAAGAGTTTGCATCGCGTGACGGAATTCTTTGTCGCAAAAATACCTGCTTTTGTGGTTCTTGTACCAATCATCGGTATACATCTCAGGATTATCGACACCGTTGTATTCCAAGAAGGCCCGTAACATAGACTTTAGCCCTCCTGAAAATTGCACATCGGTATAGCCTTCTTCATCCAGACCTTTAGCCGCTACACTTTTACCGACACCTTTATATCCACAAAAGCCGATAATTCTTTTCTTTTTATATTTCTTCCACTCAGGCTGAGCCATATTAAATCACCACTGTTAGTTTTTCTGCGGCACGAGTTACGGCGGTGTAACGCCAACGATCAATATCTTCGCGGAATGAACTACCTTCGTCATGCACAACTACTTTATTCCATTGTGAGCCCTGTGACGAATGGCAGGTCAGAGCCCACGCCCAATCCACGAGGTGATGTTTTTTCTTGGCTTCATAGCCATCTCTCTTATCAGCGCTTACATAGCCTGACTGCCGTGCAAAATGCTCTTCAAAAAGCGCTTGACAGGTTATGATATTCCTTTGGACTTCATCTTCGTCTGTAGCTTTTAAAGGAAACGTAGCCTTACCATGAATTAATTCATAATCTTGCTCACAAGTTAATAACATTCCGTTGACTAGTGTCTCGGATGTTCTAGAATTCTTCCTAACAATTAACGGTTCTCCAGCCATGGGACCTATTAGGTCATAACCAGCTGCTGCCCTAATTTTTTTAGTAAGATTCCAACGTTTCACGTGAGTGCCACAAAGAACTTGCAAGTCTTGATCAACATCATATGTGTCGGTATCGTTTTTCCTGCTAACGATCTTAACTGTGTCCCCCCAATTCCCTAATTTGAAATCCCCTCCTTCGCGAATATGGGTAGCAAGCGCGATTATGGGGTTGTCCTTGGCTTGACGGTGAATCTCCGAAAGAAATACATCTGGCTCCCCGACACAGAATCCAGCAGAATCTTTTACAGGTGGAAGCTGTCCCGGATCACCAATGGCAAGAATAGGTTTTCCAAAAGACTTCAAATCTTCAGCCATTGAAGCCCCGCACATTGAAGACTCGTCAATGATAATTAATGAGACTTCTCTAATAGGACTTTCAGTGTTTAGCTGCCATGTAGGCCCATCGGTGCTAATGTAAGCCTTTTCAAGATCAGTATTAAGCATTTTTAGAGTTTGCTGCGCTTGTTTAATATCGTAGCGTTTACCTTCAAAAAACACTTCGTTCGTTTTATATTCAGCTGCGGCCCTTAAAGCGTTACCAAGATCAGCAATTTTATACTGAATAACCTCAGCCTTCAACGCTTTTGGCCGATAAATCATAGAGTGAATAGTTCTAGGGGTAATATTCACCCCAGCGCCCTTTAATTTTTTACCAGCGACTCTCGCTGCTTTACCGGTCGGTGCAAGTACGCAAACCTCATCAGCGTCTAGTCCGCAAGCTTCGATAATAAAAGGAAGCACGCTGCTCTTACCACTGCCAGCATACCCGGCTAAGTAGCAATATTTAGGTTCCACAACCTGTGATGCCTCCTTGAACCATCTAACTACTTTTTTAACAGCGTCATTTTGGTGATTTGTAAGAGAGATTGTCATTGTGCATCTCCTGATACCACTATGAAATTATCAGCCAAAAATGAATTATCTCCGCCATTAATATTAAAAGAAATTACTTCTTTTTCACCAATGTATGAAGCTGATATTATTGTTTTATTGATTCGAGTGCGTTTCATAGGCCGCCAATTTTTATTTTTTGTCGAGAGTTTAAAAGGATTGAAATTCAATCGCAAAACTAACGTAAATTCTGTCGCTGGTTTAACTTTATCCCCTCTTTTTGATTCGTATTTGTAGACTATGCCTCCCAGTGAATTAACTAACTCAATTACATCCGTAGCTAGTTTTTCGTTGCTTGTGTAAAATCTAGCTGTCCCATCAATCAACTGAGCATGGCCGTCAGAATCCATCAACCCTTTCAAAAGTTCAATCCTATTTTCTACACTATTATATTTGTAAATATCAGGAAGAAATTTTTTATCTCCCTTAACGTCTAATCCTAATTGCTTAATGGCATCTTTCATTTTATTCTGTTTATGTACAGAAGGTTCTATCAGAGACACCCTCCAACAACCGGGATATTGCTTTAAGCTTAATTCGATATTTTTAGGTAACTTATCTTCTATAAATGATAATATCTCAGTTTCAGAATTACAAAGGGAGAAATAAGGGCTTGATCCCTTTAAATGACCATCCCCGAGCAAAATACCTAAAATATAAGGGTGGATGTATACGCTTTTCTCAGGATAGATCACAGCGGAATTCATGACGTTTACATGTTTGAAAGCACCTGACGGCATTTTAAATTCTCTTTTAATTATATCTTCTAAGCTTAATAACTTAAAAAATTCTTTTCTAATACCTTCAATTGTGGCTGTGTAGATTCTGACTTTAAATTTTTGTGATAAATCGGTATCTACGTAAGTGCTATCTGAGAACTTTACTCGATAACAAGGCTTAAAGCCTTCGTTAACTATGCTTAAAACATTGTTTATTTGTCCGCCGCTATTGAATATATGGTCGCCCATTTTAAGGTCACTAGCCCGCTTTGCTCCATGAGGAGTCTGTAAAACTGCATTACTGCTTAATGACATAAATTATTTCCAAATACTCCGAAGCTAAATCAATAGCTTCGGAGTTGTTCAATTACGATTTGACTTTAAATGGGTTTATTAAAACCTACGACGACGGCGACCGCCTTCAGCAGGAGCTTCCTCGGCAGGGGTTTCAGCTTCTGCCTCTTCGGCTTCAGGCTCAGGAGCGGGCTTTGCAGCCTTCTTCTTGGCGTCGGCCTTTGGAGCTTCTTCTTCCTCGTAGTTGTCTGGATTGTCTTCACCACCAAACATTTCTTCAAGCTCAGTTTCACTAATCCAATCAATGATTTTGAATGATGGAGCATAGGCCCTATCTTTCTTGGATTTGCTATTTTTAGGGGTAAATTCGACAGAGTCGAATTCCACTACAGGATGCAATTCTTCACCATTGTCATCGAGGTTCTGACCCTTCTGAATTGCGCGACCGTACTGAGACAGGAGATTACCAAAGGCTCGGAGACCGGACTTTGAGCCGTTCTTGAAAAGAAGCTTTTCGCCGCTTTTCATTTCACCTACTTCAAAGCTAAACTGCTCAGACCAACCGTCGTCTTCATCGTCAAGCGGGCCGGGGTCTTCCAACTGAGACTTGAGCGGCGGATTGCCCTCAAGAATCTTAACCATTTCTTCGCCTTCTACCGCCCCACTAATCCAGCAAATCCAGCCTCTAGCGGCTGACTGCATATTGACAGCGCCTTTCCAAGGACCGTCAAGCTCATCTTTTTCTTGACCATAAGTATAGTCTCCCGTCTTTCCTGAGAATGAAAGATAGGTGAGACCTTCATTGCCGCCGCCTAGTGCGCCAGCGGCTTGTAGGAACGGATTACCACCAGCGGCGGGAGTTGCTACAGCGTTATTGGTACGTGTTGTTAGTTCATTTGCCATTTATAGTTTACTCTTTTCGTTTCTTATGTTTAGGTTTCTTAGTTCGTTGTCTCTACAGTCTTTTTATAATGTCAATGAATTTAGAGACAATTAACTCATTGATTTTATTGAGAGTTTACTTCACCGTTACGCGCAGCACCTCAAAACCTTCTCCTTCCACCTGATACTTCGTCAGATCAATGCCATCTTCAATCATGGCTTCTTTGTCTAACGTGGTACGACCTTTTTGAGTGGAGTAACTTACGTTCCAAGAACCATCAATTGCTTTCAGGTTCTTCGTGCCAAGCTTCTTCAGGTATTCCTTAATTTCTAGCTTAGCCACTTCAACGGCTTGCTCAGCCTTCTTGGATTCTTCTTTAGCCTTAGCCTCAGCAGCGACCAATTTAGCCATTGCGTCACGATCTTTATCTGAAGTCGTTTTGTCATAGCTTTCTGTTGGCACAGCTGCTAGATTGAGCATGTTACAACGTTTGGCAAATTGACAAAGCTTACAAGCGCCAGTCATTTTGCCTTCAGCGGCTAGGTCTTCTGGTGTTTTAGCCGCAAATACCTTCTTAGCTCGTTGCTTAGCAGCAGCATAAGTTTTTTCATCGAACCGAACAATGAACGGTTTAATATTATCAAGGAATGAAGCGTCAACATAAAGAATGACGGCGTAGCGTGGCTTGAAATCGGTCTGATCGCGGATCAAGCCCATTTGGACATTGACCTGACCTCTGTGAATCGTCTTTTCTTCAGTTAGATTGACACGAGGATCAATTGATTTCACTTCAACCGTGATACAATCACTTTCGATATCTTCAATACCATAAAGGCTAAGAGCATTGCTAGGAAGATTGGCAACTAGACCGTCTGGTGTCGCGCTAAGGAAATTTTCTTCATCTAGAAATGTAGTCTGATCACTTTGTCCCGCGCCGATAAGATCAACACCTTCAGGAAGACCTACGTCAAGTGCTGGAACGACATAGTAATCTTCGATTAGGTTGCCGCGCTCCATCGCGCCCCAAGACTGATCATAACCCTCATCGATTTCAAAGCCACGCTTCTTGAAGAATGCCTTGCGGAGACAATCAAAAACTTCAGACGCACCCATGGAAAGGTTACGGTCATACATCCATTTCTTCTGCTTACCCGCAGAAGACATATAGTTATTGAAGATTTTATCGAAGTCTAGAATTTTAGATTCTTCAACCAGCTTAGCCGCGCCTTTTTTAATGTCCACTTTATCTATTGCCACTTTAACTCTCTCGGTTCAAAATTCTTTGTCAAGCTTTGGTAAACTCTGGCGCAGGCCCTAACATCAACCATTGCATCATGCGCCCCTTGAATGTCTTCTTTAAAAAAGTAAGTCATACATTCTTGAAGGCTGGGCCACTTATAGCCCTTTTTGCCATTTGGTTTAGGTAGGCGCAGGATGCTTGTTGTGGCTTCTTTGGTACAGCGAAGCTCTTTTCCTTCGAAGATATCGCCCTTCATCTTCGCATTATGTGCGGCGTGGCGCATAACCAAGGCATCAAATGACATGTTGTGAGCCACGACAACGTCTGCTATATCGACAAAATCACAAAAGATTTCCAAAGCGTTTTCATTCGAGACACCGTATTCTTTAGCGACTTCCATAGAAATGCCGTGGGTCTCTTCTGCTTTAGCCCCAATCGGAGCTAAAGGGATTACGATAGTTTTTAATGTAGCAATTTCATAATGATTGGTGTCGAATAGGATGCAACCAAGTTGGACCAGCTTACAATGTCTTGGGTCAATAGGGGAGGCACCCCACTGGACCAAACCAGTGGTTTCGGTATCAAAAACTAAATATTTCATTATTTTTCGCCGCGCATATTCTTAAGAATTGTAGCCGCAGCTTCGGAAGAGATTTCGCCATTTTCTTCGGCTTGTAGAACCGTCAACACATCTGGATCAGTGTCGTCTTCTAGACGCTCAAGCGTTGCTAGATAGAGAGGGAGAAATTCTTGGGCGAAGGTTTCCATTCCGGCTCGTACACCAATCGTCACAGCAGTTGTAGTGACATAAAAATAGGTGCATAAGAGAAAAACGAAACCGAGAAAGTAAAGTAAAGTTTCCATTTATTATTTTCTTCTTTTTGATTTAACTTGCGGACTATACCATATTAAGTTTTAAATGTCAAGCGAAAAGTTTATTAAATTGAAACTAGTTTTCATTTTCTATGGCCGGATCAATTTCGCCTCTGTCGGCGTGCCATTTTTCTCTATAGACGCATACCAGCATTTCGTAAGCTCCCCAATCTACAACCACAAAATCATATTTCATGGCCAATTCTCCAAGAAATTCAATCTCAGCAAGTTTCTTATCTTTTGAATTTTTAGAGACCCAAGTGTCTACGAAGTCTTGGACCGGATCAACGTTTCTAGCCATTTGAATTTTATCCTTTAAAATCAATGCGTTAATTAGTGCGTCTGGCCCCAATCCAACCCAATTTTATATTCCGCCGCGACGGGGAGTTTGAACCCGAAGAAATCCCCTGCATCAGCCGCAGCTAATTGAGATGTTTCACCAGCCATTTGAGCCAGAGCTTCCATAACTGAAACCTGAATTTCATCGTGAACAAAAGCCATCATCGCGAAATCTCCGTCCCAGCCATGAACATATCCTTCAGCTTCCATGTATTGCTCGAACAGTAGGACCCACTTTTTAGCGATCATAGCACCAGCGTTTTGAAGCAAGGTGTTGAGCGCGGCGTGTTGCGCCCTGATATAGAGGCGACGACCATCTAGACCAATAATGAAACCACGGCGGGCCTCATTCTTAAGATTCTTCATCAGTTTCTTAAGCGCTGGCATGTTACGTAGGAAGCGGTCTAGTAATTCTTTGCCGACGCGAGTCTGTTCCGCTTCAGAAGCAAAAGGTAAAACAATTGAACCAATCTTTTGAGGGCCAGCGCCATAAAGCGTGTTACCTGTAATGCCTTGATAGCCAGTAGCGGAACGGCAATAGAATGTATTATTTACAGTCCCGATGCACCAAACAGGAGCTTTTTGTTTCAAGTCGGTTACAGTGAGAACTCTGGCATAACTAAATTCATCAATTCTAATTTGATCACCGGCAATAAGGTCTTGTGCCTCAATTACTTTACCGTTAATTAGATACCAACGATGATTCGGAGTGCAACGAATATTGCCACTATCTGTATTTACGGTCCAAATATCAGCTTCGCCATAACTCACTTTTTCAGTGATAGGACAATACTCCATTACTCTATCGATAGAGTTCCACGACCAAACCGCTTCGCCATCAACCAATTTGTCAAAAGATTTCCAACCGCTTGCGGTAAGTACAATTGTGTCAAAAGTAAGGCAGGCGTAGATGAAGGTCTTGGCCTGATCACGACTTTCAAGCCCCGCCGCGTTCATATTAACGGTGTGAATATCACCTTCAAGCAGTTCTTTCGCATATTCGCCATTATCAAACTCTGCCATGTAGTGAGCCAAACAACGAAGCTCAATACCGCTCAAGTCACTACCCATCATAACGAATGGAGATGTGGTGTAGAACAGAGAACGGCACTCAAAACCCCAGCCGCCGTCTCGACCCATCTTAATATTTTTTTCTTTATCCTTTGAAATAGCCGGAACCTGACCAAGGTTAGGTTTGGCATGGGTACAACGACCTGTCACAGCGCCGCAAGGATTTACATAGTGATGGATTTTATTTTCAGGAGTTACAAGCTTTAGCCAACCATTATCACCATCGGCTAACTGACCAAGGGTCTTGTTAACGCCGAAGTAATCTGCTAGAGTTGCGGCGATTGGAAAACGTTCCGCTGCGTTCTTGAGAATAATATCGTCAATTTTGATATTACCCTTTTCCGTGAAATCAGTAGGTTCCCAACCTTGTTCCATCAACCGTGTAGCGACTTGCTGGCGCGAACCGGGATTAAATTCTTTGAAATAAACCGGTGTGAAAGGGCATCCAGCGGTTCTATCACCACGAGCCGGGTCTTTGTATCTCAAGGTCTTTTTAGGGATAGTCATTGTGGGGACTGGTTTGTCTTGATCATGACCTGATAACAGATCGTAAACCATATCCTCTAACTCAGGATTATCAATCTTGTCCCAATCAACAGCGTTAAATTCTTCACGAAGCTTACCGTATGTCGTCTTCGAAGAAGCCTCTAACCGAGACGGAAAGTTCTTTTCACACTCTGTTACGATAATATCTTTAGAGCCACGTAGGTCAGCTTCTAGGGCTTGCGCCGCCTCAGTGTTGAACGGGAAGCCGTTAGCTTCTTGCCTTACGCAGTAGTCCGCAAACTCATGCTCGAACACGATAGGAAATTCTGGATAATCTTGTTCCAGAAGCATTTTCCACAATTCATCCGTGACTTCAACGTCGTTTTCACAATATTCGCCAAGCTCAGGAGTATAATGTCCCCAAACGTAGTCTAGCAATTCATCTTCATCAGTTATGCCAAGGGCTTTTGCTTCGGCCCGCTTAATTTTAGAATAATCACCTTTGTACTTACCGATACGATAACCCCAGCTATCGAGGCTATGTTTTCCAATAAATTCAGATGGGAGCATACCTTTTTCATAGAGGCGGAAGTCAAGTTCTTTCTGATGCGAGAACATAACACGTGTCATCACAAGACTGTCCCGAATCTTCCCATTGATTTCAAAATCTGGATAGAGTTTGAAAAGCGCAGGAATATCAAACCCTAAGCCGTTATGAGCCACTACCATTTCAGCATCACGAAGAAGCTCAAGCCCTTCTTCGATCTCATGTTCTAAAAACTTAAATTTCTTACCTGTTTCAAATTCTTTGATGCAAAGAACATGAACCTTAGTGATTCTGTCAAGCAAGCCGTCAGATTCTATGTCAAAAATAGCTGTACGGAGTTTTTTTCTATTTATGGCCAAAGGCAGATTCGCTTTTCTTATTATTGAGTCACAGTGGCAACGCTTTGGCTTGCAGAAACAAACCAAATCTTTTCCTCGTAACTTTGAAACATCTAAATCAGGGAGGATAAGTTGCTCGAACTTATCACAAACTTCATCTCTATCGCCGTCACGTCCGATGACGAAAGGGTTCCCGTATCGAGAACCACGGCCACAATACACAGCGGAGACCGGCGCTGTGCCGTGATATTTATTATGTACGGAAGGTAACATAAAATTTTTAAAAAGTCAATGGTTATTCCCAAATTAAGTAATTATTGCTCTCGTCACTGTGGCTTTCACACCACGAAACCGCCTCAGCCGTATTCTTAAACTTTTGAGTGAAGATATTGGTAACATATTGGTAATAATTACTATATTCGGCAATTTTAAAATTTGATAGAATCGACGTGGCCTCAGAGCCGTCTAGAGTTTGTTCCTTAACAGCGATTAACTCACCGAATTCATTATAAGTTTCCGTAAAATACCTAGGCGTGGCAAGGATTTTTCTGGATAATTCCATGTCATCAGGGAACAAAATGTCGTCTACTTCGACTACTTTGGTTTTAAAGATTTGATAAATGACTATCTTCCTCGCGTCCTATATTGATATGAAGTGAGAAATTATTTTCTTCAGGAGAACTGATAGCGAAGACAATTTTCCTACGCCAGAAGTTAGGAGATTCATTGACCCAGCCTGTATCAGTCATTGTTTCGGATTTTGTTTGTCGAGGCATGACATCAGCAATCTCCATCGCGGTAAGAGCGTCCTGCCCTACGTTTCTGTTCCAGAACGCGATTTGTGATCCGGCATTTTTAAATAGATATCTAATACTATACATTATTTAACCGAGCCGCCATTACTATATTTTCTACCAGCATGGAATAAAAATCTTCATGAATTTCTTCACGCAGGGTTTCGTCCCAATACCCTAGTGTATCTATTCCCAATGACTTCAGTCCAGCATCGTTAGGAAGGCAATCTTCAAGGTAATCAATGAGATAAGCTCCGCTACGTAAAGGACTATTAAGTGCTCTGTTACGTTCCGAGCGGGTCATATTTTCTTCCGCAACAGCAATTATTTTTTCAATCAAAATAATAAAAAATTCCGTTTGTGCCAGTTCAAAGGCATGTTCTGGACGTAGCTCGCCCCAACTATTTATTGGAATACCAAGCTCTTCATAGTCCCGATTAATTAGATTAATCTTAGACAGGTAGAAACCTATCTCATTTCCATCGGGCAGGAGATGAGATAGGATCATATAAAGCTCTAACTCACTCACTACCGCGACGCTCCCTGAGCCAGATTACGAAAGCCCCGGCGTCCAGTTCGTCAGTGAAAATCAGGTTATTCGAAGATAGAGACTCTTCTCCTGTTTCAGACAGGTTCCACCGTTCCGGTTTAAACGTGAAGCAGTTTTCGGTCCACTCATCAACAATCTGAGCCAGACAAACCATTTCTTGGTCTGGACCATTTATTTGCTTGAAGTTATAGTCGTACTTAAATGCATGAGCCTTCAAAATAACTTTTTCTGAGGTTTGAAAGAATTTGTGACTCCCGATTTCATAAATCTCTTTCGTCAAGAACATTGTTCTATAACGAGGCTCAAACTCATCACCATAGACAAAATAATACTTAGGCCAATTACTAAGTTTCAATTCTTCAAATTTTCTAATCGGCCTAAAATCTTCTAGTAAAATTGTCATATTTTTAAGTTCCTGATTCTTTTAGCATCCGCAACAGCTATTGGATGGGGAATGCCGGTATTACTGAGATGAAATTCTTCTATAGCACGTGCCGCATATTCTAAGGCCGTGTTCCATATTTCAATTTCTGTCTCACTTAAATCTTTTTTATTACACATTTAATGTTCTCTAATCTCTAGGAAACCAGTGGTATGATCTAGCGCTAGAGGGAGGAGCCATTTAAGGTTCGGTGTAATGATGTCTTCAAAGGAATCTCTGGTTTCATAGTCGCCGTAGGTAAACCAACTAACCACCTCACCATCACCCTCAGTATTGTTAATTTCGGTAAAATTACCATCTTCCGGCAAATGGGCCACGAAACAATTTAGCTCATATTCAGGACCGTCCCATGACTTGCCGCGTTGGGCCGCGAATAGATACCAGAATCCCGAATCGATCCTAACCCCTGTTTCTTCAAAGAATTCCCTCGCCATTGCGTCTGGGCCGGTTTCATCAGCTTCTATCTTGCCGCCAATACCGTTCCAAGTCCCAATTACATATTCCGGCCCTTTGGTTTTGAAGATCAGTGCGACTTGCTCCCGCCAGAACGCAAATCCTAACACATATCGTTTAGTTTGTAAAGTCATTTAATTTTCCTTAAAGTGATTCAAAAGTTCTTGACAGCGTATTTAGTTCGTCCTAGACTGCCAAATGTAAGGAAAGCACCAAAGGAGAATTTGAATGGAAACCTTGACACATGTGATGGCCGTAGGCGCAAACTGCTGGGGAAAGGGCAATTCGACTATTGAAGCCCTTAATAACTGGCAAAAGAACTTCGGAAGACTTCGTTATGACAAAATAACTATCCATCTTCGGGCCGTATCCGCTGATGGCTATGTCGATGAAATGGGAACTTTGTTTGCCAAGCGTTGTGAGCAGCTTCCCGATCTCACCATTTCGAAAAAGGATTTCGAAGCTATTTGGGCCGGGACAGAAATTCTTATGGATTTGATCAATGACGCAGCAATTTCTGACGCGGTTTATGATCTCAAAGAATCCGATATTGACGATTAATCGAATAGTTGTTCCGACTGTCCTACCCACTCATCCACCATAACCCCATCAACATACGCCCGATATACCGGGATGGGAGGGTAGGACAGTAGAGCTAATGGCACGTATTGAATTTCCTTCTCAGGATTTGCCCGAATCATTCTGGCTTTCCACTCGTTAAATGTTTCTACGATCTCTTCAGCCATTGCCATTCTTATCCTTTGTTGGAAAGACTTCGATAATCGCACTATGTCTACCCATAATTTCGTCGGACCATGGACGTTTCTTGATAAAATCAATTTTATGTAGCGGCGGGACACATGTTTCGAATTTAAAAGTGTAACAGATATAGGTATAGCTTCCTCCTAGTCCAATATCATTAGAAAACGTTTTACGACCGACATAGTTTTTACCAAAGTGCTCCAACGTATCGTGATCCGCGAACCACCGATAACCGCCGACACCCTCACCTTTTAGGAGGATATCTAATTCTTTACCCTCCACCACACTGATAAAAGACTCACTCAGCATAAAACTTACCGCTTCCACTCATGGTGAGCATGGCTCGCTTACCGTTAAGATAGGTAACAATATGTGTCGGACTCCAAGACGATAATCCTTTATTGTAGCCCATGTCTAGAGACCCCATAACACCAGCGGTCCACACTCCATCGAAGATGGAACAAGAATGAGTATGAGCGGTGTTGGCCTTGGTCCCCATCTTGGAAAAAGAGCGCGGCGAAGGACGCGCCCCATTTGCGCCAAGATGTCCATGCATCCCTGCCTCAATGTCGCCACATATTTTGTATGATGTGTCCTCGGAAACAAAGACGAGGGAATTGGCGTTATCGGGGCTATACCGTTTGATCGCTTCCCAAAAAACGTTGTGTTTCTTATCACCGTCGCGGATCGCGACATATTTAGCTAACTGATTTTCTAGGAAGAAGATCGCGTTAACAGGGTCTTGACGGTAGTCTCCTGTCTTGAGCCACTTGAGAAGGGCCGTATCATGGTTAGATTCAATAATAACAGAGGTACACCAATCCCGCCGAGTCTGATGAAGGAAATTAGCAGCATCTCGGAGGTCTTGTTCAACAGATTCAGTTCCGTTAACATACATTTCGAAACGGAAGTGGGGGTCGTTGATGGAATGGTGATTCCTCGAACGAAAATCAATCGTGTCATGGAAAAACTGCTGGTACGGTCTGAGCGTGTCAAGCAAGCTGCTGGTGGAGACATTCTTCTTCAGTGAGGGTGAGAACCCTAGTGAAGCTACTGCGGTAGCTTCACACAATTTCTCATAGTGAATGTCTCCATACGTCAATGCCGCAATTCTATTACAAGTTGTAACACCGTCAACGGTGACGTACCTATCCAAGTCATAAAAATTCCCGCTATCATCTTCTCCCATTAGATGACGACAGAAAAATTCCCCATCCGCACATACCTCTACCAGAACCGCGCCGTAGGTGTGGTGAAACTCAGCAAGTAGGCCCGCACGTTTGGGAACATAGTTCGGTTTCGAGATCGTACCAGTCGTCATGACGATCTTAGCTGGATCACCCTTCATCATTGGAACTGATTCTAATCGAATTTTCGCGTGAGGGATTACACTCCATTTGCTCCCCGTATAGGTCTTCAATCCTAATAAAGGATCGGCAGCTGTCGGGAGAATATTCATCTCTCCGCAAAATGCGATTTTTTCGCTGATAAGTACTCTATCATTAGTGAGATAAGGTAGAACTTCAGATTGAAAAGTTACCTTATGTTTACTATGTTCCTCGAATAAAGATTTATTGTAAGTATAGCCAGAAACCATCAATTCAGCATCCAAATAGTTTGCATAGACCTTGAGAACTTCAAAAAACGGGTGCAGTTTGGTAGAATCTTGGCAGCTGGTTAAGATGTACCGCTTAACCGTCCCCTTCTTCTTCGGGGCTTTCAGGATCACAGGCTTGACTACTTGACGCTCTGTGAACTTATGGGTTCTGGCGCGGCGTACCGCATCGCTAAAGGTGGATTTCGGGATGTTTAACGCAGCAGCTGCTTTTCTTGCTGATCCATATTTCTTAATCGCGGAGAAAATCTCTTTTTCAGATAAGTTCATTATTTTTCTTTTCTTCCAGTTTATTCTTTTCAGCCTTAACAGCATCTACCCAAAGTTTAATTCTATCTTTGCGGCGTGTCTCGGTCTCGAATTGAGTCTCCACTTGAGCAATGATTTTTTCAGCTTCTTGAATACCGGCCCGCAATTTTTGAATTTTATATCGTTGTACCAATAGCAGAAGTTCGTCAGTTTCCTCTAGTGTTAGACTGAATTGTTTCGCCAGCGTATCTATTTCTTCCCTATTAGCTGCATCAAAGAGTGCTTGAGCCACTTTTTGAAATAACATTGATTTAATTTCAAACTTTCCAGTAGGGAAACAATCCATTAAGAAAAGTTCCATCAATTCATGTTTATCAAAATTTATTTGAGACATATATTTACCTTTTAAAATGATGAAATGACTTTATATCACATTAAAATTTAAATGTCAATGGATAAATTCATTTCTTTAATTGCTTTCATCATTTCACCGCCGTTAGAACGCACGATCTTACTACGTTCCAACTCCTCATTCATTTCCTTGTAAAAATAAACGCCCAACATGGCGTCGTCGCCATATTCCTTCCAGACATCGATTCCTTTTTCAAGAAGCATGGCCTTAATTTGCTGCACCGAAACACGTTGTAATTGCTTCGGGCTCCACATGCTTTGAGCCACGGACTGGTACGCATTCGTGGCGCAATCAATCATGCGAAACCGCAGAGAATCAAAAGCATCGAGCTTGTCGCAGCCATAGACACGACAATCAAAGCCATTGTAACTACTCTCTTTGTAATGGTGAATGAGTTTATAGAACTCAATAGAGCAATAGCTGGACATTAGGCTGGACAGTTTTACCACTCTTCCTGAGTGAGGATGCTCGACCAATGCCTTGCCGCTGCGATCCATACGAGGCTCCCAAATCAGAGTTATTTCATCTGATTGCGTATAACTATACGTAGCATTAAACTTTTTATGCAAAGCTCTGGTTGTATCCGCCATCGCTTCTCTAAGCGTGGCATCGAACGGTCTCTTTAATCCTTTAGTAAATTTCGAGAAACCATGTCCATCCAAACGGGCCACGATATACTGATCACTTGGGATGCGAATCTCGTGTTCTGCTTCCAGCTTCTTGAGCTTATCAAATTCTTGCAAATTTTTCATTGAGCACACTCACTACTTTTTCAATTCCGTCGTCAAAATATTGAAGAATAACATCTTGAACCACTGAGCCGGGGGTCGGTTCGTATTCCGCCGCCGTACCATTAATTTCTGTCACACCGAAGAAATACTTGACCATTCGAACGATCTCTGAAGTCTCCAACGGCATCACTTCGATCACGTCATCAAACCTTCCTTTACGGAACAGCGCAGGATCGAGACTACCGAGATGATTAGTCGTGGCCACAAGAATAAAATTCTCAGGGCTATTGATGCCGTCTATAGCGTTCAGCAGATCAGCTAGGGAAACAATGCTGAATTTTTCTGCCGTCTTCTCTTTATCATCTTGCGTGTCGGTTGGATCGTCGCGGCGAGACGTAATGTTGTCGCAATCGATATCTTCCATAACCCCAAGATAAGCATTTCTGTTTGGGTTTTCGTCATAGTTGTGATCATTCAGAGCCACGGCTAGGCCGGGGAGACGCGAAGGACTTACCATCACCACTGATCGATCAGTAATCGCGGCGATGTACTTGGCCAACGTGGTTTTGCCAGTACCGGGGACGCCGTGAAGAAGAATTGCGTATTTGTAGGGAATGCCGCGATCCTCGTACCACTTTCTGTTACTAAGAAAGAACTTAACTCTTTTCTCAATATGATCTAGCGTGGCAGGATCAATGAAAACGCTTTCACGTGGACGCTTGGGGATGTCCTTTAGATGCTCGACCCAATCCTTATTTAGGGTATAAACTTTAGTCTTAGCCTTGTTTACCAGCTTCTTTTCTGCAAAAAAATCTTCAAACAGTTTAATCACCGTGCTTTTCTTCTTTAGAAAAAACGTAAGCGATAGGTTCTGTTTGAATTCCTTACTATCGCTCTTTTCCTTTTCACGGCTAATTTTAACAAGTTTGCCTCTGAAATAAGACCAAGACCCGCCGAGCCCAACGCTCATAGATTCTTTGTCAAGCACGTTCTTACGGCTCAGGAGGTTAATCGTGTTCTTATTTAATTCCGTAACAATGTCTACGAAATTATTATTATCACTAAAAACATCAACCGTGATTGTGGAACGCCGATAAATGGCGTTCCACAACTTACCCGGAATGCTTTTCAGGGCGTACATCGCGCCACTGAGAACCACAGTTCCGATACCAGCGATAAGGAAATCGTTACTCATCTGCGCCTGTAGCCACGTATGAAACTGCGATTCTGCTACAGTAGTGATCGTAGTAATATCAACCATTAAACCAATTTCCTAAATTCTTTTAAAAACTTTTCTTTAGCTTCTTCTGGATTCCACGGATGGAACCTATCATCTACTTTTTGAATAATTGAAACGTCGATAGGATTATGCCAATTCTTAATCAATAGCGAGCCCTCAAAATCGAGGAGGAGACGGTCATAAATCTTCAAGTATTCATGATCTTCATCTGTTGGGATACCGCCAAGGAATTTCTTGTAGATTTTATTCTGCAACCGATTTTCCATCTTTTGAAAGTCGGGAAGCTTTTCTTTAAACGGTGTAGGCATGTCAGAGCCATATGCCTCACTGCCGTCGTGTAGGAGGCCATACATCTTCAGCTTTTCCATGAAGCGACTGACATAGACACTGTGCTGGGCCACGGAGAAATAAGAAGAACAATGACCGGCCCATCGGCAGTTATTAGAGAGGGCGTGAGCTATGTCAACAATGTCAAAGTCGTCTTCGGTATAACGGTCAACGAAAAAATTAATACCAGTAAACGTTGTAATATAACTCATTTATTAATTCTCAATTTTTCTGATTTACTAATTTCACATAAAGCTCTGAAAGATATAACCAACACCGAGAGCGATAATAGGCATGGTGTAAGTGAAAACTAAAGAGCCCTTCAATTTTCCGATTTTTGTGGCTGGCTCCTCATCTTCCTCTTGGTCCTTTGGAAGATATTTTGCCATCATAAATCCTTTGATCAGCATAATTCCCATGGCGTGAACCAGTCCGATGGCTGGTACGCCGAGCGGGACAATGAACCAGAGCCAGAGGCAAAGAAGTGTATAAGCATTAAGAAACACGCCAATTGGGACTGTAATGAGCGAGATAATAACGAGTGCGGTTAGTGCTTTAAGGTCTTTTTCCATTATAATTTCCTATTTATTTATTTATAATTTACGTTCTGAAATTTCTTCCACGATAGGGCAGGCGTCTTTCCAGTGGCGACGGCATACCGATTCGTAGCTACTATCGCCTACTTCAACCACGTCTGAAGTGATTACAGGCTCACCGTTCTCATTTCGTCTCAGGATTTGAGTGGCTTTAGATCCACAATGGCACACAGTTTTAATTTCTTTGATTTGATCACTTAGGGCTAACAGCCTGATAATCGCTGGACCGAAGAGTTCACCATTACTATTATTTTTTAATCCAAATGTCAATACCGGAATCTTAAAATAATCAACAATGTCTGCTAATTCCTCAACCTGTTTGTCGGTAAAGAATTGAATCTCGTCCACAAAGATTACTGACTTGTCCCAGTCAAACATGCTTAAGTGTTTGACAAAGTAATCATCAGGACTGAGGGCAATAGCTTCGCGCCTCAAGCCGACCCGAGATGAAACAAAACCTACGCCGCCGCGATCATCTGTGGCTGAAGTGAATAGGTAGACTTTCCACCCATTAGATTCATAATTGTGAGCACTTTGAAGTAGATAAGTAGATTTACCAGCGTTCATGACGCTGTAGAAAAAATGAAGTTTAGCCATTGTTAATTTCTACGAAAATTTCTAACCACAGAATTTTATACCAACGTGAACCGCCGTCCAAGAAAGAATCCCAATCAGTGAGAGGAAACAGCCTCTTACGCCATTGGTAAATTGGGCGTTGATATTTATCAGAAGTATAAGATTTCCACATTACTTTGAAGAAAGCAGGGACGCCGCCATAAGATTTCTTTCTAAAAATCATTTGGATTACTCACGTCGCCATATTCAAAGGAAATTTTTAAAACTTCTTTTAAAAATGCCTTCAAATTATTTTCACTATCATAACTTCGATATTCATATGTCTCACCCTCATAGTGAAACACAGAAACTGTGTCATAATTATCACAACAGCCATCGCCACATTGCCAATAATCTTCGTATTCTTCTACCTTAATGCTAGACATTTAAATACTCCCTTAAATCATCTGGAAAGCGTGACACAACCGGATCAAATTCTTCACCACGAACAAACGTATCGCCAACTTTATAACAGTAACCGTATCGACCGTCGCCATCTAATGTGACGACGGCGTGAAGGTTTCGGCCCTGATCGATCCACTCAAAACTAAGTTCTAAATAATCTTCGTCCCACCAAATCTCTGGCTTCCATTCGATTTCGATCAGGTTCCAGAGAAATGTTTCTTTGTCTTGATCTAGCGTGGTCATTTAAGCAAAATATTCATTTTTGATCTGTTTGAGGTGTAGATCATGAGCGACTTGATCCATAAAATTAGTATCTACCTTCTCAGGTAAATCGGATTTGGTCATGAGCACTTCAAGCTTATCTAGATTGTCTTCCAGCATTCTCGCTATATCTTTGTAATCGTGCTCACCACGCTTGATAGTCAAAAGCTCTTGAGCGTTCCAGCGGGGGAAAGTGATCACACCGTCCTGAAGAAGCTCCATGGCTTGCTCTGAGACGCGAATCGCGTGATACAAGGCTTTCCAGTCCACGCCTTCGTTCTTTTCCGCCGCAAGAGCCCTTGAACCGAATTCATCGAAGGCTCTCTTATAGATAGAATGAGCTTCCTTGAGCGCGATGGTGTAGCCAACTTTACGGTTTACTACTTCTAGGTAGTTAACCATTTCCGTGCTGCCCTTAGCCACAGGAAGTTGAATCACCTCGGCGTGTTCGTTGAGTTCACAGAAACACTCAAAAAAGTGCTCGAAATCGGGAACGTCTTTGATCTTTGTGTTTGCCCCGTACTGTTCGATCCAGAACGCGAACATTTCAGTTGCATTGCGAGCCGCAGCGACACGCGATCCTCGTATACCATATTTGTTTGCTTGTTGCCTACAGTAGCCTACAAAGCCTTTAACATCTCTAGCAACGAGGCGATTTTTGTTAGGGAGGATAATGTTTTCCCACTCTGGCGACATGACAAGAGCCTGTTCAACAGACACATGTAGTAGTTCTTGAGCCACCATGTCGCCCTTCTTCAGCATAGCAAAGAATTTTAGAAGGGAAAAACTCTCATCATCAACATCATCCGCAGTATTTTTGACTTTATCACTGCCAGTTGAATTTGAAATGACGCGATCCGCGTTCTGCATCACTAGAGAACGGGCCGAAGGAATATGCACGCCTTTGTAGTCCGTATCGCTCGTAGGAGTTTTTGTTCCGTAAAGTGAACTCCCAAATTCAAGTTTAATTAATTGTTTCACCGAGTTTCCACCCTTTATGATTACTAGCTCTTCCATTAACTACGTGATACATACAATTAACGGATAAATTATTTATTTTACAAAATTCACTCAGATTAGTTACTACCAATAATTTGCCGTAAGGAGAAATTAAATTATAAGTTTTGCCTTCTCTAAGATATACTCTTCCGGGGTAAGTTCTTCCTAGAAGAGCTTTTCTAACTTTATCTACATGTTCAGGAGCTTTTGGGATTCCTTTTAAGGCTTTACTAATTTTTTCACCTACATTAGGATGAGGCCCCCGTGCTTTAGTCCGCTTTGAGTTTGCCTCGTTTTGCGCAGAGGTTCTCTTTTTACCTTTATTTCCTTTAGAAATCTTTTCACGCCACTCGTCAGTTCTAGGTGCGGCAAATCCCGGCGATCCACCACCTCCTGTAGTTTGATTTACTAGCAGACCACCAGCTTTCTTCATCCCATACATTTCAAGAATGAACCAAGTTTCCCAATCATAAGCCTCTTGATTTGTCATCCCATCTTTTAGTATGAGATATTTATCTTCATATCCCTTTGATCTATAAAGATTGATAATGTTAGATTTATGGTTATTCTGTTTTAAGTAGCCGGGTGTGTAATGATCCTTAACTCTTTTTCCCTTACCTTTACCGATGTAAAAAGGTTCATCGTTTTTCAAAGGGTTGAGTAATAAATACACATAATATGAATTGTCTAGCAAACGTCTAATTACCAAAATCAAGTTTAATTAATTGTTTCATTAATCTTCCCAAACAACCTCAAAATGATGTACATTTTCTCTAGGAATATAAACCTTATTCGGTTTACCTCTACCATCTTCTACATAAATTTCGAGATTTGCGCCGCTAAAATCAAACCAAGAGATATTCTTGTATTCAATGCTACCAAAATTGGTGTCCTTGAAGGTCACATAAGCATTCCTAGTTCTTGTATCTATTGCCATTAATATTCTTCCATAACTCTGAATAAAGTGTTAATTGGATATTTATCTATGAAGGTCTTGGTTTTGGTAGATTCCGTAGACATGTTGAATTGTTTGGGGATTTGAACTCCATCGTAATACCAAACCATTGGTACGGTTTCTTGGACCTCTACTGTGTATTGTACACAAAAGAACGAACCTTTTTCGTAACTGGAAATCGCGTTCTGGTAGACCTTTGGAGAATTCATCTTATCTGTTTGAACTGTAATTTTCATTAATTATAACCGTTTCGTAAATAGTATAACGGATGATGTGATTTGCATCCGGCCCTGTGAACATAATTCTCGGTCTGATGAAATTCTCAGCCGCCCTGATTATTTGGTCATGCAGCTGTTCGCGTATTGTTCGTGACTTATCGCACGTTTCAATCATTTTGTCAATATCTAAATCACTATATGAGGTAAATAAATTTGGAATCAAAAGAGGGCTCAATGAAGAGCCCTCTTTGTCACCTGTTAATTGTGGAGGAAAGAAAATCAATTGAGCTTCTTTTCGGCGCGGACAATATCACCAACACCTAGAACAGCGTCACCTAGCTCACCATAAGCCTCAATATTGTTTGACTTCCAAGAACTTGAAACGAGGAACTTGGCCAGCACGCCGATGGTTTCAAGATCAGCGTTGCCCCACATCGCGCCATCCGGCATGATCTTGCCATAAGAATTAGCGGCGAGAGTGGTAGGATTCCAAACTGAGCTTTCCGTCCCGCTCTTATCCTTATAAGTCACGTCATTAAAATCCTTATCCTGAACCGGAACAAGTTCCAGTGTTGCGTTACGCTTTTCAGCGCTTTCCATCAGAGCGTTACCGGGACTACCGACGTAAACCATGCACTGAGCCCGATTTCCTTCAGTTAGATCAACCAGCGCAGTCTTATTATCTTCATTGATAATAGCTAAACCATCGTAATCGTTTCCACCATATTCCTTGTCAGCCTTGATGAGGCCGCGAATAGTAGAATCTGCACCGCCGCCCTTTGTCCCAGCGAAGACCGAATTACCCTTCTTCAGATCGGAGAAAGATTCGACTCCACTTTCCTTGTTACAAAGGAGGTGAACATACTCGGTGTAAAGAGTGGAAATGGAATTGGCGTCGATGGAACCAGCACCCCAAATCGTATCAGACTGTGCCAGTCCAGCGTCACAAGTACCATTGGCGATCAGCTTGAGATTTTCTTCGCCGCCATTGGTGGAGACGAGTTGCACATCGATAACGCCGCGAAGCTGGCGCTGAGTCGTTAGACCAACGAATTCATAATTACCACCCTTTGCTCCGGTGCAGAGCTTGAGGACAGGAAGTGCAGCACCTTGAGCCATGACAGGAGCGGCAAATGCCATACCAGAAATGGCAATAACAGCGGCGAGCATAGTATTCTTAATCATGTAGTTTCTCCTTTAAAAGTCGCTGATTTCAGTCAGCGGGTTTGTTTGAGATGTAAGAAAGTTGTTTACGATTGTCGATATATCAAACTGATTTATCGGTGTCAATGACTTTTTTCACTAATTCGCGATAATTTGCGTGCCATATCAATAATACTCCATTAAATCGCTGTGTTCCAAAATTTCCCTAAATTCAAGGATGAGGTTCATTGCTTTTCTCACCCGTTCCGCATCAGGTGCAACAAGGTAATCTTCTGGATCGATATAGCCACCGTCAAACATATCGTAGAAAAAGTCTTGTGTTGTTCCAGCCGTTGCGCCATCTCTAATTCTAAGTGTCATTTAGTTCCATAACCTTTCCATTTGTAAATTGTAACGTTATCCATCAAATTTTCCAATTTGATAATATTCTTCCCGGTCAGATCATCGCCTTGACACATCTGAAGCGCATAACGTTCTACCTTAATCTCACCCATACTAGCAATCATGGCCGCGATTAAAGTTTTTAAATCTGTAATTTCTGATTCTTGACTTCTGATTATTTCCGCCGACTTAGCAGTAATCTCTTTCATATCTTCGATGTAGTCACAGATCGAGCCGTAACTATTAATAAATGTCCTATTCATGACGTTCTTTTCCTGTTAAGTGCCTCATTAATCATTTCTTGTTTCGTCATAATAATCTCAATCAATCGAGATTCCAGAGAGCCTTCCACGATTAAGTAGTGAATCAGGGCGTGATCTTCTTGACCAATTCTGTGGATTCTGTCTTCGCCTTGCTCAAGAAGGGCAGGAACGAAACAAAGCTCTGCCATGACAAGATTCCAAGCCGCTGTAAGAGTGATCCCCACGCCAGCAGCATTGATGTTCCCAACAAATAAGCGACAATCAGGATCATATTGAAACGCTTCAACGGCTTTGTCCTTTTCTTTGTCGCTCATGCCTCCCACAAATTTTACCGCGCCGGGGAAGGCTTCAGCTATTTTCGCGGCCACGGCCTTATGAATGCAGAGAATGACGCATTTATCCACTGATTCCAAAAGATTCTTGACATACTCAATCACCATCGGCAATTTAGCTAAACCAATTTCTTCTCTGGCATGAGCCACAGCTTCAAAGTGAGTAGCCATGTATTCAGTTAGCTCAACATCATCAAAATCTTTGGTACGCTCATGAATAGTATCAATTAGAAGTCCTAAGTCTTCATCCGACATGTCTTCATAATCTGCTTCTGTTTTCTCGCCATTTAATATCATTAATTGTTTGATATTATCGGCAAAAACTGTCATTTCCTTTTTAACAGTTTTACTCAAACCATCTTGAGGAAGAGTAATGACTTGTCTCCGTTTCGGAGGTAAATCTTTCAATACATCTTCTTTCATGCGCCGGATCATGAAGGTGGAGCGAAGAATCTCTTGAAACTCGTCTAAGTGATCAACGCCTGACGTGTCCCAATGTCCCCAAGGTGTCATAACAGCGGCGCAATATCGTTTAATGAATCTGATGTAATTTCCAAACTCTTTAATTCCAAAGGCTTCAATCATCACAAACATATCAAGTGGATGATTCAAGATAGGCGTACCAGTCAATAAAACGCGTTTCTTCGCCACGATAGCTTTGATTCGTTCTTTGCCTTTAGCTCCTCCCCCAAAAATTTGAATACACTTTGCTGCTTTCGCGTTCTTTAATACGTGAGCTTCATCACAAATCAGAATGTCCCATGCAGTACCATCGATCTGATCCCTGTAATTACCTAGGGCTTCGTAATTACAAATGATTACATCTGTGTCGGGCCAAAAATAATCGCGGGCACTTTTCTTCGTCCCTTCTTCATCAATAATAGTTTTTTGTTTAGGTCTAGCGATATCCACGGTGAGACCACGCATCAACCAACGCTCAGCTTCTTTTCGCCAATTAATTTTTAGTGAAGCAGGGACAACGATGAGGATTTTTTTAGCCTCCACAACGTTGTTAATGATACCGAGTGCTTGGATAGTTTTACCTAGGCCGGGGGAATCCCCTATTAAGCAATCTTTTTTACCAAGAGCATAGGCAATACCAGCACGTTGGAACGGCAGATATTTCCTCCCTTCTGGACATAGCAGATCGCCGTCATAATCTTCTGCGAATGACGCCTCTACCAGTTCAATCTTAACACGCTCAATGTTATCAAGTCTGACACGTGCGTCGCCTACGGTATAGTCATAAAACGTTTTAGCAATAGCATCATCTGCCGTGATCCATCGTTTCAACGTTTTATTAAAAGTAAAACCGGCACGGCTGAGTGCGAGCCTATCTTCATATAGACATCGTGCTACATAAATCCCGTCATGTCTTTCAATAGTTATTGCCATGTTAAACTTCAGTATAAACCATTTCTATTTCTTCACCACGTTTTGTCGCGGCAATGACAGCGTTTATAATAGCTTCGCAATCGTGAGGACTTGTTAAATCTCTATAAAATAAAACATCTTCAGGTTCTATGCCTTCTGATTGGGACATAAAAGTCTTACCGTCAACTTTAACTCTATGAGTTTCCCACGTGTCCCAAGAGCCTTTGCTTATTTCAGTCTCAAATTCTATCTTCATTAGCTAGCCACCTAGTAAATATTTTAATCGACGTGCTTTGTCTTAATAAATTCAATGACTTCCAAAGACTCACTCAATTTAGCTAACGCCACGGCATAATCGCCCGCCCTCGTAGCCGTGTCAGCCTCTCGGTGAAGTTTATTTATTTTATAATTATTGAGGTATGTAATGTTAGTCATGTCGCACCTTACTAAATCTTGGTAGCGCCAGTCCTGTGCCACAGGTCCAACTATGGTCCCTAAACTTACGGTAGCTATAACTACCAATTTCTACACCATTTATTTCTAGATCGAAGCCAGTACTTTGCTGAGACAGGTCAAGTATTTTTCCAGTCTTTGTTCTGAAAAATTTACGAGCCACACCCATTAAAGAGGCAACGGCATATTCGCCCCAAATGAAAAGTTCGACTTTCATGAAATATTTTTGATGAAAACGATCTAGCTCGTATTCGTTGCGGAAACAGGGAGTGCAAGTCACGAAAGGAACGTTTGTCTCTAATTTCCCTGCAATCCCCATCTGGATCAGAGATTGTTCCGCCGAGCCGACGAGAAGACCGTCTTCAAAAGGATACGCCTTATCTGGACTAGGGCAAGTAATATTTGATACCTCTGTCATGACGTGCCACGGAACTGTGATTTCTGTGAAACCAACGGATTTATAAAAATTCATAGCTTCTGAGATCAACTGCCAGTCAATTCTATCATCGTCTTCCACTAACTAACCCTTCCTTATTTATACTATATTTAGGAATTCTAGTACATTCAAGATCAGCCAATAGTTCTAGATATCCTTTAATCTCCGCTTGATATCTCCTTTCAAGCTCCCGAATCCTGCTGATGTATAATTCCTTGAGTTTTTCATAATCTTCGTTATATTCATAATCATAATATATGAAACCGTCATCGTCTTCCATTATCAAAAGCTCTTTTCGTAATGATCGCCATTGTTTCTAGGTCATACAGATCGATGCTTGGATGATGACGTTCGAGATAATGTTTCACCGCGCCTATAAGATCGGCCAGTTCAACCAGTCCCATGATCTTGCATTCTTGCTTTTCCGCGTCTTGAAGCTCAAGAAGCTCTTCCATAATTTTCGAAGATTCACCAAGAACGCCTTTCTCAATCATAGCGAGGTGGTATCCGGGTTTATCAGTCATGAGGCTCATCTTTACTGACATTAGAAACCCACTCTACCGGAACAACTTCCACCAGTTGGTACATTCCGTGATGCGATTGATAACTATCAATTGCTTCTTTTTCGCTATCGTAATTGTTGGCGTCAAAGAATAGCGTACCGTCCGACACATCACGCGATACTGTTAGCCAAGTCCTTACCACTGTGTCTTTGGTAAACATATCGAGAAAATCTGATTTGTCATGAATAGATACGGAGCCGTCGTCAAATTTAAACACAACTTCATCAAAGGTGGAAACATAAACTACTTCCACCTCACCTCCGTAAGAACCATAATATACGTCACCGACTTGAATTTTCACATCTGACATTTATAACGCCTTTTCAATTTCTAGTAAGAACCATTCTCTTGCATACTGGTTAACTGCTTTAGATACTTGCTTCCATTCCAGACCAGAAGCCTCTAATTCATTCACTGATTCTTTCTTGACATCGGCTCCGAGCCAAGCCATGAAAGGTCCAATGTTTTTAGTCGCGGCTACGCCGTCACAAGCCTCTGTTACGCCCTGACTACACCGAGCCTCAGTCACAAACTGAATCGCAAATGCTGTAGCCCCTTCAAGAACGGCTGGATCGATTTCAATCTTAGCCTTATCACCCTTAGTTCCGGCGTGGCTCTCCCCTTTTGCCTTGAACAAATAATTACTGTAATCAGTGAACGGCATTTCATCAACAAACGGAGTGAATACGAACCCTTCGCCAATGCCTTCAATGCCGTAGCGATCCTTGACATAAGGGTCAACTTTATCACAAGCCTCAACCCATGCCCCGATCTGTTTCATCGCAGCTTCCATAGAAGATTGAAGTCGGAAGTCAATTTCAACCGTAGCATCTAAGTGCCAAGGAATGATTTCAAAAGGCAGAATATTAGTGCCTAGCCAAGTCACAATCCTAGTGGGATCAACAGCGATATAGCCAGTTTCTAGATTGAGCATAGCGAAAACAAAAAATGTCTTCTTCTCAATCAGTGAAACAGCTGCCTTTTTCTGGATACCGGGACCGGCCCATTCACCAAAAAGAACATAATTGAAACCAATTACCGGGATTTCAGTTTTAATTGTTTCTACGTGACGGGCGAATCCAGCGTTATCACTCTCAATGGTGCAAATATCTGATCGCTTACCACAGGTAATTAATCCATCACTATCGACACGAATCGAAGCGTTAGTGCCATGGAGCTTACATTTACCACGGTATAAAACCTTTGGGCGGTTCTCAACATCAAAATGTCGCTTTACATGAGCGTTAACGTCACTAAATTTTTCAATACTTGGAAACTTTACGAATTTGGTCATTATCTTCTAAACTCTCAAAAAATCTTCTAATTTCGGCTTCACCCCGTTGTCGCCATGTTTCGCCAATTTGTTTAATTATTCTTTCTTGGACATATTTTGTAGGACTGCCCATCAAATGCCTAGTATCAATCTCAAATTCTCCGCGCAGAGGTTCCAATTTGATTCTGAACCGTTCGACCGGAGCAACTAGAAGTGAATATTCTTCGTAGCTATATTTCATCACACCGGACGGAAAGGGCATTATGGACTCGGTGGACCCAAAATGATATTCTTCAAATTCTTCCAGATGTCGATAAGACTCATGGAGGGCGTAGGTCTGATTAAAAAATTGCTTCTTTAAAATATCGTAGGTATGCTGACGAACAAAAGGCCAAACAATATCAGCGCCTCGATTTAAATGATTTGATAGCCAAATCCCGAACGGTGTTACCAGTTCGGGATCAGTTTTAAAGATTGTGCAAGTCATTGGCGTGCCTTAGTTTTATTTCTTGAACCTGCTCTTCTACAAATCCTGTATCGATATAAAAAGGATCATTATCGATCCAGATATCTATACTAATACCCTGTTCTTCACACACTTTTCTTTTGGCTCGCCAAGTACAATAAATGATTGGAACATGCATAGCGACAAAATCTTGAACTAATTCAATAGGAGTATCCATGCCTCGTGACGTGACTAGATAGACGTTATGATCCGCGAGTTGCATCTGTGGGATCAGTTTACGCCACATTTCAATCGCTGCGGTATAGGTTCCGTCGTAGTCAATCATGATATTCATTTAATGGATTTTTCTTCTTGATACGTGATGCAAAATTCTTCTATTACTTTTTTGAATAAAACAGTGGCGGCGTGGTGAGAAATTTGACCGTTATGAAGTCGCGCCGCGACAACATTACCTTTTCGAAGCAGTTCAAAATATTTTTGAAGCTCCCCGTAATCAATGTTGGATTTCATTAGTCTTCAAAGCTCACGATCTGAACCGCACCGCCGCTGCCATTGTCGTGATGAATCGCGGCACGAACAGCTTGTTCCGCCGAAGCTCCGTGATACAACGCTCCATAAGCAATATCAGCGCCGGAGCCCATGGCGTAATAATCACCGCCGATGTTATGCGATAGTCTGGCACCGCCTCCATAATATTGAATATCGTACCCGCCGTCTTCAGTCTTTTCAATCGTTAAGATTGAGCATTCTAAATCGTTGTTTGGTTCGCGGCCACCTTCAAAAATATAATCTAAATATTCTTGAATATCTGGGACTGATCCTGCCGCGCCTACTAGATATTCTTTTCGTTCAATTGGTTTATGAAGTAGTCTATCAACTAAACTTTGACTCTCTTCCATTGTGACTTTAAATACTTTTTTAAAATTCCCCGCATAAACACCGCCAAAACTCATTTTTGAATCAGACGCAAGAATCCCGTCACGAAATACAATGGTAGTCAAATTATTCTCCGATTTTCATTTTGTTATAATTTTTGATTTCTTCGAACGTAGCTGGGGCAAAATTAAAGTTGTCTACACCTACATCCACTCGGTTTTTAACAATTGGTACTTGTTTAGTCACGTTCCCATGAACGTGACTGTGCAACATCCATGCTCCTCTAAAATACCCGTTCCATTCCGCGATTGGGTAATGGCAGAGTGTGATTTTTTCGTTATTTAATTCAATCTCCTGATAGAGGAATGTATCTTCCCAACCATCGGCTGTAATAGTTTTCTGATGGTCATGATTTCCAATGATGAGGAATTTTTTGCCATTTAATTGTTTAAGATAGAAATCCGCATCGACTGATGACTTATAGTTGAAATCTCCTAGATGAAATACTACGTCAGAAGTAGTTACTCTGGCGTTCCAATTTTTGATCAGAGTTTCATCATGCTCTTTCAAGGAAGAAAAGGGTCTCCCATGGCCAAGAGTAAGGATTTTTAAATGGCCGAGATGGGTACATCCAGTGAAAAATACATTTGCCATTTCAATTACTTACCATTAAATTTTCGAAATACTTAAGGAAAGATTCCGGAGTATGAATCCATGAGAATCCCTCAGATAATCGTGGAGATTCAAAACAATCTTGCATACTTCCTAGGACATTATGGGGAATTAACTTACCCTCAACTTCAGCCCGTTTATCTAAACGATTGTACCAATCATTAGGAATTGGAAAATATACGCATACTTTATCATAATCCTTGAATTTGTCAAGGATTATTTTGCGTTTCTTCACAGTTAAATTAGTTTGATCCCAAACAACGTTCGCGCCAAGCATTTTAGCTGCTTTCGCATCTGCCTCAATCGCTACGTTTGCCGGTCCAACGGCTTTGTCAAACACTTCGGTGTAGGTTTTACCTTGTAATCTAGCTTCATGGTCAATGTAATCATCAGAACTAATGGCCATGAAAGAAAAACCGTTCCTTAGCCTCAAAGCTTCTCGGAACGTAGATTTACCTGTCGCCGGGAAGCCAACCAAAACTATCAAAAGAGGTTTCGTTGTCATAATAATTTCCAATATATCTTGTTGGGACACGGATTACATCTGTGGTCCCATATGTCCTTAATTCTGTATATTCCCAGCCGGGAACATCTTTACCGTCATCCACGGGATAACCAAATTGATCAATTTCGGTCGCCGTTTTTCGTGTAATGGTCCGACATGGTGGAGCTTTCATGGCTTTGTCCTGTAACGAATGAGACTGTCCCAAAATACACGAGTCTCAAACCCGCGTTCTGCCTTTAGATTTACAGTAATCCCAACATCACCGAGTGGCGTGCATTGAGTAATTTT